TCCCACTCCAACTCCCGAGGAAACTCCTACTCCCACTCCAACTCCCGAGGAAACTCCTACTCCCACTCCAACTCCCGAGGAAACTCCTACTCCCACTCCTACTCCCGAGGAAACTCCTACTCCCACTCCAACTCCCGAGGAAACTCCTACTCCGACTCCAACTCCCGAGGAAACCCCCACCACACATTCAGATGCAATTATCAAAAAAGAAGATGATAATGTGATGTCAACTCCGATGTATGATGTAACTGACGACACAACCCCACCCGAAAATATGGGCCCATATTATGTTCCGTGGAAAAAGAGCACAATGGATTACTATAACAAAATTAAAAACACACAAGTAAACAGTGGATATCTAAGTGGCAGTACACTTGGTAATGTAGGTCTAAATAACGAAAAAAATAATTGACTTATTTAGTTATTCTGTTTTACTATAAGTATGTATTTTATATATTGGACAATAATATCTGCACCAATCTTTCTGATATTGGTGTACGCAATTTTAAATTTGTATAGAAAAATTAAAGTATATGAAGGTTGGATACTTGAAATAAAAAAGGATACAGATAAACTTCAAGAGAGCATAACAGAAGTTGATTCAAAGGATATGTTTGAACGTGATGATGAAGTTGGTGTGGTGTTTGAACAAATAAAAGAACTGGTTGGTTCGTTTAACAAAAAGGTACAAAATTAGTGAAAAAAAGAAGAGCAAAAAAGAAAAAAAATATGTATTTTACTCAAGAAACAGAAGATGCAATAATTGAGTATAATAAAGAAGCAGAAAACATGATTATCCGAAATAGGATTTATGAAGATAGAATTAGGTATGCATTTGAAAAACTCGCAGAGAACATTTTAAACACATTTAAGTTTTCTTATTTTGAGTGTAGTCACGAAGAAGTTCAAATGGAAGTGGTTAGTAATTTGGTTTCTAATATGCACAAATTTAAAGAAGGCAAAGGTAAGGCATTTTCATACTTTAGCATAATTGCTAAAAACTTTTTGATTCTTTATAATAATGGAAATTATAAAAAGTTTAAACGACATACCAGTATCAATGATGAAGAAGTCGTATTTGAACATAAAGAACTTACATATTTTCCAGCAGAAGCTGCAAGAAAAAATGAACTACGTGAATTTATGAAATTGATGGTTGAATACTGGGACGGTCGAGTAGATACACTGTTTAAAAGAAAACCAGAAAGAGATATTGCGTCCGCAGTTATAGAAGTGTTCAGACGATCAGATAACATTGAAAATTTTAATAAAAAAGCCTTATATTTGTATATACGTGAAATGACCAACTGTAAAACTCAAGCAATTACTAAAGTCATTGGCAAAATGAAAAAAACCCAAACTGAGATCCACGAAGAGTATAAAGAAACAGGTGCAATAGCAACAGAATAAAAACTATGTATATGTATATTTATAATTTATGGAAAATGACACAGAAATATTTGACGGAAAGACATTTTCTTCATTGATAAAGGATATATACTTCAACTCTTCCCATAAAAAAGATCAGATAAATCAGCTAATAAAGGACCTACATAAAATGGTCAAGGATTCGGGTAGTGCAACAATAATAGCACCTATGATAAAAGACTATCTTGATGTGGGTATAAAAAACGATGATCAACTAGTAAAGTTGTCTGCGGTTTTACAACGATTTATTTCAGGTGGGTCTTCGGCCGAAACTGACTCCGGTGTGGGGGGTATTTTAAGTGAAGATGAGAAAAAACAATTGTTATCTAATGTTAAAAAAGAAATTAAAACAATAAAGGGTGAAGAAGGAGAGATTAATTTAAATTTAACTAAAATAAAAGATAAGTTTACATCAGATGGCTCACAGTAAATACTATAAACAATCTAATAAACGTGAAATAGAGGTATCGACACTGATGACTCAGCGTCAAATATACAACAAAACACCAGAAGGAATATTGTTTTATGAATTAGAACCAGCGGTTGTTATAGATGTTATACGAGATGAAACCCATCCAGTTTTTAAGGATAAAAAAAATTACCCAAAGGTAAGCACGGAAGAGTGGCCAACAAACTACAACGATCCTGATACACCTGATTACTCGTGGATAGGTAGGATTCGTGCCAGGTTGGTTGTTGAACAAGAAACCACCCCGGTTGAGGAACTTGGGTGGATAATACCTCAGGAAAATACTATACGAGAATATCCACTTGTAAACGAGTTGGTCATCGTATCTACATATATGAATTCTCGTTATTATACACGGAGACTTAATACTAGAAACTTTATAAATACTTCCGCTGATTATAGGTATGAACATAGATACGGAAAAACAAAAGGAATAACATCAACTACTAGTGCTAATTTAGTTGGGGCTAGAAATCCGTCTGATATAAGCAAACAATCAAATAAGTATGGTCAGTATCTGGGTAAGTATTTTAAGGCAAACCATAAAATAAGACCACTTAAACACTATGAGGGTGATACAATAATTGAAAGTAGGTTTGGAAGTAGTATACGGTTCGGTGGATATGAAGACAATCCTGAAATTGATAGGGGTACATCATACGGAGACGGAGAATCATATGATTCAAATTTAGGAAACCCCATGATACTAATACGGAATCGTCAGAGACCTACAGTAGACGAAGAAATAAAGTACCAATACAATATACTAGAAGATGTAAATAGAGACGGTAGTTCAATTCAAATAACTTCTGGAAACACCGTCTCTCAATTTATTTCTACAATCTCACATTCATATGACAATATAGGTTATGGCTGCATAGGATGTCGTTCGGGTGGTTTTGTGGGGTTGTACAGACTTTCCAAATCTGCCATCGGTGCAAAGAAGATTTCCAGTATAGAGCAACCAAATCCGGTTGGTTCACTGAATGGAGTTGCAACACCCAACATATCTGCAATAAAAAACATAGAATCTACAACCAGTGATCAATTAAAAACACCTACATCCGATGTGTTGGGGCAGGTGTCTAGTACGAACCCATATACAAGTATGGCCATGTCGTTGAAAACCGGAGGCCTAGGAGCTGCCGTTGGAACTGGTATAGGAATGGCGGTTGCTGGTCCAATTGGTGGGATGGTTGGTGACCGACTTGGTAAGATCGGAGAATCTTCCCTTAAAAGGTTTGTAAATGCACCCGGCTCTCCAACATCAAATTCCAGAATACAACGAAAAAAGTTTTCAAAAAGTATAGTAAGTGGAAACTTTTCATTAAACCCTGTATATGAACGAGGAATTATAGGTGCAGGAACCAAGGCTAAATCCGTTGCTAAAAATAGTTTGCTTGGTTCACCAGCCGGAAATGCAATTTCGGCCGCAAATTCATTAGGAATCTCAATCCCGTCAGTCAACGATCTTGGTATTTCATCTGATGATAGTCCTATGTTTGCAATATTTAAATTAGCTTCATTTGGTCTAAAATCCATTTGTGCAAGTGTTGACGAAACGAGTGGTGCATCCAAAACAGAAAATAAACTCGGTTGGTTGCTTTCAATTGGAATTGATCTGACATTGCTTGCTTTGTTAATGGGTTTGTTTGATAAACTAAGAAATTTAAAATTTAATTTTGGTGGATTTGGTGGATTTAACCTAGATAACCTACTGTTTGACCTATGTGACTGGGTAAACAAACTTGAATACAAAAACACGTTGGTAGATACTTTCAGAAACGAGGGTAATAAACTTCTTACTGATGCCGAATTAACAAAACAACTAGGTGATACTTTCATGCAAGATGGAACATATAATTCATTTGCAAGAAACAACACAGACTTTGACATGAACTATAAATCATTGGTTGGGGATTTGAGTGAGATACAGGACTCTTCAAAATCATTCGGGCAAACTAATATAGGGTTGACCAAAGATGATAAGAGCATAGCTCAGGTTAAATTTGACCCACTAACTGGATTGTTCCGTGAGAAACAAAAAACAGGTAACCCACAACCCGCTCCTGTGGGTGGAACACTTGCCAATTTGTCTATGGGGGGTCCTAGTATGTCTATTGATGACATTAAAAACTCAACAACGGGATCATTCAGCATAGACCAAAAAGCCACATCAACACCGGGTTCACCAACCCCACCGCCCACGCAGAACATACCCCAGCACTTATTCACAACCCCAACTGAAAAAAATAATTTAACTAAATTATTGAGTCGTGAAGTAACTCCTGTTTCTGATCAGGCTACCGAGACAACTTCCTTTCTATCTGGTGAGAAAATAACACGGGATTCGTTACGTGGAACTGTGCTAGAAACCGCAGACCTAAACGCAGTATCATTGCTTGATAAAGAAGACTTAGATACTTTAAAAAATACAGATGAAGTTGATGCAGCTATAGCAAAAGCAGCCAGTTTATATAAAGAAGAGTTTGACAAAGAACTTGAAAAAACGGAAAAACGTATCTTAAAAAAAAGTGATTCTGGATCAATTTTCGGAAAACAACTACCTGAGTTAAAGGGGAACCAGATATTGTTAAACTCAGAACGCGTGCTAATTTCATCAAAAACACAGGAAACTGGAATTTTTTCTAAAAAAAAGTTCTTTGTGACAACGGATGACGAAATAACAATGGACGCAAAAAGTCGTATCGTATTACGCAGTGACTCTCACATATCATTGGCTACTCCAAGTATTCACCTTGGGAGCTATACATCAGAGTGCCATCCGACTTTAAAGGGTGATTGTACAACTGCTTGGTTAAATGACTTGTGTGGTTGGTTATCTTCTCACGTTCACCATGACCCCTATATAACAACATCAAGACCAGCCCAACAGGGTCAACTTGCAAGTTTACGTGCAAGATTACCTACATTATTAAGTGAACGGATATTTATATCTGGATAAGTTATATATTTATATTTATTAAAGTTATGAAAAAATCAGAATTAGTTGAAATAATAAGAGTCGCAGTTCGCAAGGAACTGAAGAGTACTATACCGGTTATGTTAAAAGAATATATTGGTTCTGCCGATGTTTCAAATCCAACCGAAGATATTGTTGAGGTTGCTAGAAACAAAATAAGTGTATCTAGAAAAAAACAACCAACAAAACCACAAAAACACTATACGAACAACCTCGCTATAAATAAAATTTTAAACGAAACTGTCGGAGGTGTTCCACAAGAGGGTAGTGTGGTGGGAGGGGGTCCTCAGCAAATTAATGAATTTACTGATCATACAGGTAATAATATTGACATCAACAAACTACCTGACCATGTTTCAAATGCGTTAACACGAAATTACTCAGATGTAATGAAGTTGGTCAGTTCAAAAAGGGGTGGGGATTCTTGATGGAGGATAAAATTCCAGTTGGGATTGTTATGCCTTATCGCAGAGGGGTTTCTGGTTTTTTTAAACAGACATATTCTGACATGGAACGTGCTATCAACAATTTAAAAATGTTACTGATGACGGCAAAAGGAGAACGGCCCATGATGCCAACATACGGAAGTGATTTACGAGAAATAATATTTGAAAATAACACAGAAGGTCTTGCTGATGATTTACTAGAAGATGCGGTAAAATCTGCCGCGGCAACGTGGATGCCAGAGGTTTATATAAAATCAGTTATAACTGAACGTGACTTAAGAAACCAACCAGAGAGTGTAGTTTTAAAAATAAAGTTTTTTATAGCTAATATTCCGGATTCCGACCAAGAATTAACCATTTCAATTTAGATATGACAGACGTAGGAAACATTGAAAAAATAAAGACAACCTCCCGAGATATAGATTACTTAGGAAAGGATTTTAATTCATTTAGAGCCAACTTAATCGAGTACACAAAATCATATTTCCCAAAGACATATAAAGACTTTAGTGAAAATTCAACAGGAATGATGTTCATTGAAATGGCAAGTTATGTGGGTGATGTTTTATCATATTATATAGATTATCAGTTTAAGGAGGGGTTTATTCAACACGCAGAAGAGCGTAAAAACGTAGTTACTCTTGCAAACTACCTTGGGTATCAACCAAAACCAGCATCAGCTGCGTTTGTAGAACTTGAAGTTTTTCAACTTGTTCCTTCTGTATTAGATCAAGAAACAAGTAGGGTGGTTCCTGATTTTAGATTCTCAATGAACATACTAGCTGGCATGGAAGTCCAATCGTCGGAGGCCACACCAACTACATTCAGAACACTGCAGGCCGTAAGTTTTATGGAGGATACAAAAGAGAGTCCACGTGAAGTTTCTGTTTTTCAACGAGATCCAGATACCAGTGAACCAACTTTTTATTTGTTAAAAAAGAAAACTATGGCGTCCGCTGGAACTAGAAAAGTTCGTGAGGTTATGGTTGGCCCTGCCGAGGAATATTATGAAATCGAGTTAATAGAACCCGATGTACTTGAAATAGTCAATGTTGAAGATGACCGAAAAAACAAGTACTATCAAGTACCAACATTAGCCAATGACACAATTTTCTTACAAGATGAAAATACCCAAAAAAGAAACCCATTTTATTCAGAGTATGCAGAATCTGTACCATATGTGTTAAAACTACTAAGAACCTCCCGCAGATTTATAACCAGAGTAAATTCTGATAATACGACTACTATTGAATTCGGTCAGGGACGAGATAAACTCGATGATGAAATAATAATTCCAAATTTAAATAATGTGGGTCGGGTCATTGAAACTGATCGTGTATTTGAGGTTGCATACGATCCATCGAACTTTCTTAAGACAAAGAGTTACGGAGAGGCTCCTGCCAACACAAAACTTACAATTGAATACTACGTGGGTGGTGGTACTCAATCAAACATAGCATCGAATACACTTAACACTATAACAAGAATTGAATACGGTGATTCGGTCGAATATTTAGATGAGTCCGATAGAAATATATTAAATCAATTAAAATCAAGTATTCGTGTTAATAACCCCAAACCAGCGTTGGGTGGCAGAGGCCCGGAGACAACCGATGAAATTAGAAAAAACGCACTTTCTTATTTTTCTGCACAGAACCGAGCAGTTACCCGTGAGGATTATGTTGTTAGAACATATTCAATGCCAACAAAATTCGGTGCTATAGCTAAGGCGTATGTTTCACCTGACGGAATACTAGACACCCGAACTCAGTTTGAGTTTATTAACAATTTGGGAGAATCCACATCAAAGTTGTCTACCACAGGTTTAACAAATGCATATGGTGAAATTAACAATCCGTATGCCATTAATTTATATGTTCTGAGTTATGACAAAAACAAAAACTTAGTTTCTCCAAATGAGTTGGTCTATAAAAATTTAAGAACATACCTAAATCAGTACAAACTCTTAACTGATGGAATAAATATAACCGATGCGTTTGTAGTTAATATTGGAGTTGGTCTAGAGATTGCGGTTTTTAAAACATACAATAAAATAGAAGTTTTAGACGAAGTTTTATCTGCCGTAAAGTCTTATTTTAATATAGAAAAGTGGAGCATCGGCCAGTCAATAGAACTTAGTGAATTGGAACTTGAAATAAGTAAAGTTAGGGGTGTTAAATCAGCGGTAAATATTAGAATATACAATAAAACTATTAACGATGGAAACTACTCCGACAACGAATATGATTTAAACTCGGCAACATATAATAAAGTTATATATCCATCAGTTGATCCTTGTATTTTTGAATTGAAGTTTCCTGATCGCGATGTAGTTGGGAGGGTGGTGGAATGAACACATTCATATACACAAGTTCGGACGCAACAATATACAAGCATAAAAATAACGAGAATCTAAACACGGGTTTTGATGAAATCTTAGAACTGACGAATGAGTTTTCTGAAGAACGTGGACATCATGTTAGTCGGTTGGTACTAAACCACAATATAGATTTTACCAGTGTTTCCAAAACCCCCCTGATAGACTCTGAGTTCTACCTAAACTTAAAAATAACAGAATCCAAGGAACTTGTTGGAGATTCCGAAATCGAAGTGTTTCCTCTGAAGAGATCCTGGGAAGAAGGTCATGGTAGAAAATATGACGGAATTAACACAGGAGTCACATGGAATCTTACATCAGATGCGGATAGTTGGTCAACTCCCGGAGGAGATTTTTACGAAGCAGATGAGTTGTATGATAATTACGGAATAGAAAAAATACCCACATTTGTGTTCAAACAAAGAACATCAGATGTAGTCTTAAACATAACAGAATATGTTAAGTTGTGGATTTCTGGTTTTGTCGATAATAATGGTATATTAGTAAAATTTAAAAACGAAACAATTTCGTCGTGTGGTGGTGTTAGTTTTTTCTCAAAAGATACGAATACGATATATGCTCCGTATATTAAAACTTCTTATTATGATTATATATTTGACCCGTGTGGGTGTGAAAAAATCCCAACTATAAAGTGCTTGTATGACTCATCTACATCTGATTTGGTTATCAATACAAGTGGTTCTTTGAATGAATTAAGTGAAACATTAGGTTGCATAAGTGGTACGCACGATACAAGTGGTTCTGTGGAACTGAGTCACACTATGGAGTATTCATTTGTAACAAAAAAACCAAGTATATCATACATTTCACATGATAATCTGTCGGTATCTTTGGTTGGGTTGAAATCAAAAATTTCCACAAAAGAGCAACTTAGAATCAAAGTGGCGGTCAGAGACAAATATCCAGTAAAAACATTTAAACCAAGTTCATGTTACACACACGACAATTTTGTTGATTTTCCAATTTATTATTCTGTTATAGACGCAGATACACTTGAACGAGTTTTGGATTTCAACAAATATTCTAGAGTCAGTTGTAACCACACCGGTCATTATTTTGACTTTGATTTTGGGTGTCTTGCCGTAGGCCGAGTTTATTATTTTGAAATTAGAGTCGAGAGTACAAATCAAACAAAAATATATACCAACAAAATAAAGTTTGTTATAGAACGATGAAAAAAAACTTAGATTTTTTAGAAAAGTATGATTTCAACCTAGAATCATATAATGAGTATATTTCAAAAAAAATATCCAAAGATTTGCTGGATGATTTTGGTAATTTAATACTAAGTGCAAATATAGAAGAATCAAATATTACCGAAGTTGAAAAATTCATCTTGAAAGTTCCTGCGAAAAAGAAAAAGTTAAAGAAAACACAAGTTGAACTTTTTATGGATACTCATGTAACTGAGTTCACAGACGTGGAAGACGAGGGGGATGTGGTATCTGACTCCGAGGGGCCGATAGTCGACTTAGCAGATGAAATTGACAACGAGGTTAGATCACAACTCGATCAAGAACGTATATTACAGACTCAAATCGATGAAATGTCAGATATTCTAGATTCCGAAATTGAAAAGGGAGTTCACTTTCAAGAGAAATCTTCAGAAAACTTCACCGCCGCAAAAAATATTATAATATCACAAAGGATTTCTGCTGGTGAGGGAAGTTCTCCATCAGACTTTAGTAACAAGTTTCCCTTTTTACCTTTGGGTGAAACAACCGAATCCGAAGTGGATACATTTCCGTTTTTATCCGAGTAAATGAGATATGAGTGAATATATAAAAATGGTTAAACAAGCACCCTCTAATCAAGAATTTGATTTTCCAAGATCATCGTTGGTTTCGGAAGATTTGTACAGAATTGTGGTAAGTGACAGTGATGATAGTCCTGTGTACGACTTCGGCCGAAATCCAAAGGATATAGCAGAGTTTTCAATTTACTCAAATGATAACAAAGTAATAAAGACAAAAGTAATTAAACCAGTTGATTCGTTTAAACGAAAAACTTTTGATTTTACTGATTATGGTGGAGTAAGACGAGCAGGATCGTTATCACTGTTCGACACAAAGTATGAGGTCACAGAAGATAATGAACTCGTATTATCTCCCACACACGAACTAAGAGAACTCGGAGAACAAGGTGGTTCTTTCTTGGTGGGTGTATCTATGAAGCAGGAATTAATAGGATCATATGAGTCCACTTCTAAACTTCTGATTCAGGACATTTCACCGAGTAGAACTGAAATTAAGATAATACCAAGTTCACTAAAAACAAGTCTCAGACCACTCGATGTGGCTCTTAATGTAGAATATTTAAATTATTTTAACAAAAAAATTCCAGTTTCTCATATTTTTTATGAAATACCCTCGTTACTTAGTGAAATTGGAACTAGAGTGCAGGTCGAAAATTTAATTGCAAATGGGTATCTTGTAGAAAACTTAAAAGAACGACTCTATGAGTTAGTAGACTTTTATAATTTTGCATCCTTAGATAGTTTTTCACATGATTGTGATGGGGTGTATAATGAAATAAAATCTTTGTACTTAAATACATTCTTATACAACTACAATAGTACATATACCCGTGGAGAAATTTCCAACGAATACGAAAAGTGCATAGACTATATATTAAATAAAACACCTAAGTTTAAAAATACCTCAGATAAATTACATACTAAGTATAAATCACTATATAAAGAGGTTCTTATGACGATGTTCAATTTTAATAGATTGGGTAATCTGTTTGATGAAAAATTCGAATCATATCTATCGACCAGCATGGTATTTGAAACAGGCGAGCAAGTTTCTGTATTATCGACAGCTCGCAGTACAGACAACATTTCTGATCCAGTTAAACACAGACCGTTGCTATTTAAACTTCAACAACCACTGTCACATGACATTAAAGTTGGTGCATCATTTCATTTGCTTGGTTTATTTTATTCCGACGACATTATACAAAGAACTATTTTGTATAAAAAGGTAAAACCAAAATTATATAAACTTAGAAATCCTGATTTAAGTGGTATTGCTTCGCAGGGTACCAGAAGCTATACATCAGAGCAGTTAAATAAAAATAAATCACAAATAGAAAAAGAGTCTTTATTAAATCTCAATTCTACTGATCCTGGTATATTAGAGAAAATAAAAGAAGTTGAAACTGAGTGGAGAGAAGAGGTATTCGGATCACCAATAAAAATCACAGAAGAAATATCAAATTATTTTAACAATCAAACTGAGGACTATTATCTGTCCGTTGATTATTCTGATTTTAAAAATTTCATAAGATATTCGTCTGCCCGTAAACGACTAGATGTTTTTATTTTAAAATTAACTAAAATTTCAAAATATGACAGAGAGTTAGAGGAAATACGAAAATCATATAGGGCTAGTACACCCGAGAAGTTTGGTAGACTCTCATATGACACGGAGATTGAACGATTAAACAAAGAAAAAGTACAAATTTTAAATTCACTGGACGGATACGAGAGGTTTTTATATTTTGAGGATATAACCGAACTGACCGACTCAGCTACAAAAATAAAAATACGAATAGATGAACTAATGCAAAAAAAGATCTCACACGGAGATTCTTCGGGTGAACTTGACTCTAAAATAAAAGAATTAGAAGCAGACTTACTATACACTTATATAAGTTGGCCAAGAGCAGAATTTAATTGTGATAGTGTAAATGATTGGAGTCCAAATGCATTTGATTACAAAGAACACGATGCTGTGTATATGGAAGACCACATTTATATACTAACAGGACCCGATCCAGTTAACTCACTTGATATACCCGGTGTCAGTGATAGGTGGTCGTTATTTTGCAGTTGTGATGAGTGTGTTGGAAAAAAAATTCCACTAAATACAACATCTTATTCATTCTTAACATCACGTGACTATTATCGCCCTATGCCAATACCGGAGGATATGGAAGATTTCTCAAAAACAACAGGATATACTTGGTATTCTGAGAAGGCTCGTGAAGCTGAAGCATATGATAAGCAAAACGACAATTCTTTTGCCAATAACACACCTGAATTTATTGTCCGTGATCCTGACAATGAAGAATATTTTGAATTTTTATCATTTATTGGTCACCAATTCGATTTAATACATTTGTATGTAGAGGGAGTTGGTAATATTAAAAAACCTCTTAACAATCCCGATAAGGGAATTCCAAACGAATTGGTCTCTCATATGCTTGGATATTTTGGTGGGAGTTTTGAGGGGTATGATGAAGGAGAAATAAATTCACTGGCACGTGACATCAAGACAGATGAAGAACTTGCGTTTGTTAAGAAGTTTAAGCAAAAAAAACACTTAGTGTGGAGACGTATACTAAATAATTTACCATATATTTTAAAAACAAAAGGAACAGAAAAATCCATTCGTGCTTTGTTTAGGTGTTATGGAGTACCAGATTATTTATTTAAAATACGAGAATTTGGGGGGATTGAATATAACACCGAAACCAGTGATAAGGTATTGTATACATTTGATTCGTTTGATTATTTTCTTAAACTTGAAAGAGACAATCAGTATATAGAACTTGACTGGAAAACTGAAACTTATCAATCAAGGTGTGTGGAATTAAAATTTTCATTTAATGAAGATCTGTGTGACATAACATCTGATATAGAAATTCTAGCATCAAAAAAGGATCTGACAAACGACCAATTAGATTCCACAAATTGGAGCTTTGGGTTCGCGTCCGAACCAACAAAAAATCACACCACCACGGGAGGATATGGTTGGGGTAAGTTTTATATTAAAATCGGTCAATTTATTACATATTTGGCAGATATAGATGGTAATGAACAAGTATATGGATTTTCGTCAAAAGAATTTAATGTACTGATTCAGGTAGTTGAATCTGAGCGGTGGACTGATTCTGGAGTAGAAGTTTTTGTAAAGAGATACTCCGATGAAGATTTAGTTTACAACGGATATTCTAAAATAGCTCTACCCCGTGCAGATATAAATAATTTTTTAGGTTCACCAAAACTCATTTTCGGAAACTATTATGGTTCTAATTTTTTCGGAACACTTGATAGATTGCGAATATATACAAAACCAATTAAAGAAGCTCGGTTTGAAAACCACATAAAGTTCAATCAATCGTATGATGTAGATGATCCACATGAACTGGAAGACATCTTAGTGTTTAAGGCTAATTTTGATTTTCCATATAAACTAAATGATTTATTGGGCAACTGGGACGGAACAAAAACCGACTACATATTTGGTGACAAGGTTTTATATGATGAGAGTGTTTTTGTTTACGTGGGGGACGATGATAACAATACCAACGACCAACCGAATGAATCTCCTGCGTGGGAGGTGGACCAATCTGGAGTGGAGTCTCATATACAAAACACATCATTTAGAAAAGACTCACCTGAGTGGGCAACTGTGTATAATTTTACTAGTGTTGAATATCCATATGACTTCGGTGGAAGTAACAAGAGAAACTTTGCCAAACTTCCTGCATACGGTTCACAGGTTTTTAATAATAGTAAAATTAGAATTGAGACTCAGATACTCGAAACTCAGTTGTCTGTGTCAAAGAGAAGTACTAAAAAAAGTGGTGATCGGTTAACAATTGATACCAACAAACTTGGAGTTTACTTTAGTCCATCTGATTTAATTAATCATGAAATTTTAAGATTTTTTGGTGATTTCGATCTCGGAGACTATATAGGAGACCCGTCTGAGTTGTACAATAAAACTTATAGTGGGTTTAATGAAATCAAAAATTTATTTTTTAAAAACGGGTTCGGTAGAATTGATTTTTCTTATTATCTATCCATTTTAGAATCATATTTGGACCCGTCTTTATTTAAAAATATAGAAAAAATAATTCCGGCCCGTACACTGTTAGTTTCTGGCCTGGTAGTAGAACCATCTTTACTTGAACGAAGTAAAATTCAAAGACGGCCAATTGATAACGAGTTGGTGGTCTATGACGATATCCACATCAATGTGGGTATTAAAAACAAAAATATAACAGACCTGGCTAATAATAGATCTTATTATAATCTAAACAATGAAAACGCACATTGTCTGAAATTAAATATAGCACATACAACACAGACTTCAAATACATATCCATCTGAGTTTAATTCTAATGTATATGAAAATATTCCAGATGATTTAATGTATGGAATTAGTTCGTATCGTGGTACATTTTCTAATCACATCGCATCGTTTGACAATAAGTCATATGAACGATATGTAAAAATAGATAAACAATCACGAAAATACAATTCACTGAGAATATACGGAAGTGTGCTTAAGAATTCAAACTTAAATTGTCAAATTTTCGGATCGGTTGGGGGTTCACACAATCCTTCGTTTTATGTTCATAAAGATGTTACATTAAATGGAATTGCATTATATGACAATCTTATATCATCGGAACTGTATATAAACGACTATGCTCTTTTTTCATTTTCATTTTCTGGACACATCATATCGGGCCGTGTCCACGGTTGGGCCAACGTAACTATCCAAAATGGAACAATTAAAAACTTTATTGTAAATGGAAGGTTTGGTGGTACATTGTTTTCTGAGTGTGATTTAAGACTTACAACATCTCAATTCTCAGATGATATTGATAGAATAATTTATAAAAAACAACTATCGGGAGCTCCGACAAAAAGTACATCGGGAGGATCGGACTCTGTGTACACTAAGATAATTTCAAACAAGACAACCTCCGAAATAAATTTAATTAAAATTCCAGATACAATATCTCACAGATTTTCTCTTAATATAGATAATAATACATTTTTTACATTAAAAAATAATTCAGGAAAGTATATAACCGCAGACGGATTGTATAGATGTAGGATAAATATGTTTGTTGCAAGTGAACTAATCCCACCCCCAATTTGTACATTTAACATCAGCTGGACACGAATAGATGACCAAACAAATAAAACGAATGATGTTTTGAATTTCAAAAAGTCTGCCTACGATTATGTACATAATTTACAGCTATCTGAATCAACTGATTTATCTAAAATTAAAAGTGCATTTGAACTTCCTGAGTTGGTGGTGACGGACACAACAAAACTAACTACTTCCTATAAAAAAACTGAAGCAGAATATTCATGTGAAGATAGACTGGGTAGGTATGAAGTTCCTGAAATTATTAATCGCACGAGGATTACGTCTGAATCTAATACACTGGATGCTTATCTGGGTGAGGTGATCTACCGAAAATCATATAAAATTCCCTTTAATTTTAATCAATCACTAAAAACTGACAAAGACACACATGAATCTGACCTCAAGTTGGCCGTAAACTATGACGGAGTTATGTTAAACCTTGAAGTCACAGATTCAAATGAAATTGTGTATAAAACCAATAGTGTGCAGTATAAATTAACCGACTTACAAAATTTAACTAACATAAATTTTAGTGAAGGTGTGTTGAGTGTTGTTACTGTAGACAACTTCTCCGCAATAGTCGGTGATGTAGTTTTATTAACAGATTCAGTTTGGTCTGCTGAGAGTGGTTTGTTATTTAACTTAAATGAAACCTATTATACATTTATACGTACAGAAGATGTTGGTGGAACGCATAAACGAATTATACTTTCCATACCAGACTATATGAAAAACTGGCCAAATTCTGTTGAATATGTAGGTGGTGGGATATTACATAAGTTGCCGTCTGAGGTAGATTACTATCATAAAATCGGAGGGGTTTCGTATAAACTAACCACATCGTGTTCGTATCATAACGATCCGGTCAGAGTTTCTATTCCAAAAAAAGTAACGACCACACCTGACGTAGGGGATACGATAAATTGTGTTTTTCGTGAAGGTGCGTTTTTATGGAAAGAGTTCGGCCTGCGTGTATTAACTAACGCGGTGGTACTGAAAGTATCTCAGATAAACGACATATACGATAAACAACACGGAGAGACGTTGATTAGAGTAGAAACAGAAGAGACCATAAATGGAAATCGGTATGTTGAATTTGTACCATCTGCGGAATATGTATATGCATTTTCTGTCATACCCACCGATAACCAAAACAGACCAAACTATCAAGTAGAACTCTCGACAAAATATAATATTCAACTTGGGCCATCCCCCTCACCCATTTCTATTCAGAAAATTTATCACAATATTTTAATAGATAACATAATTGAACTTGAATCTCCATTTGACTATTTTAATATAGTAGATGTGGTCCCTTCTGGGAAAAAAATATTAAACGGAAACTTAAAAACTCATCGGCGATATTTTTCAACTACCAATAAACAAGAATCTAGAAAATTATCTAGATTACACTGCCGACGATCAAGCAGTAATTTAAATAATACTATATCTCCAGACGGAATCACCAACAACTCTCCACCGATAGTGCGTACTCGTAGGTCATCTCTAAAAGACGGAATGGGCGATTCGTTTTGGTATTTAGAAGACAAGACATACTCGGTTGTGTTGCCGTGTGGAGTTGGTGATCGGGATGTTTCCGAAACACCTACCCCAACCACTACACTAGAAGTAATGGACGGTTCTAATTTAAATTCAGATTCTTTGGTTTTTTATTACACATTTGAGAATGTAAATTCTGATGAGACACTTGTATATGACCTATCCGGAAATGAACGTGATGGTAATATTAATTTAGGTTTAGTTAAAACCGGTGGCCTCGGTCGACAATATAAAAAAGTAATGTCACTTGATAATAATATAAAACCAAATCAGAATAATACAAATGCGTATATAGAGATTCCGACAAATTCCGATGTTAAAACCGATAAATGCACCATAAGTTTTTGGATAAAACCTATTGGTGAAAGTGCAGATAACTCCGGGATAGTATTTAATAATTCCACGGAGCCAACTAACCGTCATGGTGTGGTTATAAATCCCAATGGAAATAAGTTTTCACTTGGATACACTTGGACTTCCTCTGTTGATTCATATTTGGTCGATTTAAATGTAAAGTTAGAAGAAGATGCTTGGAATCATGTTTCTATTATTATATATAAAAATGGAATTACCCGTGTGTTTTTAAACAAAACGTATGTTAAAATGTATGATTTGGGGGTTTATCACGACATGGTAAATTTTGATAAACTTGAGGTGGGTAGATTTTCTGGTATGATAGATGACATACGATTTTATACCGACGAACTTTCATTTGGTGAAGTTGAATTGAAGACGAGTGCCAGTGGTCAAGTTGCAGAGTTGTATGACACAACTCGTGATTCGAGTAATTTTACAACCGAACCATCAATCGAGTGTCAAGAGTTCCCCTTTTTGCGATTTTTTGAATTTGATTATTATCAAGACAGACATTTCACCGAGGCCTCGATTTGGTACAGTGAGAATGTCCATCGTAAAGAAGACATATCACTCGAACCTGAACTCGCAGCTAGAATGAAACACGCAATTTCTGGTGGACCAAATGAGGGTATGAGAAAATTTGCATCTGTAGAATTTATGGGAAATTTGTGTGGTCGTGTAAAAGAAGCAAGTTAATTTAATAAATATTTCACTTATATAAATATTTATATACTAAAACTTATCAAAAAATATATATATTAGTAATGGGCTATTTAAATAATGAAACAATCACCGTAGAGGCGGTGCTAACAAAACGAGGTCGTGAGTTGCTTGCATCTGATCGTGGGTTAAGTATTACAAGCTTTGCACTGGCCGATGATGAAATTGATTATACACTATACGACCCGGATCATCCCGATGGTTCACAATACTTTGATTTGGCACTTAGAAACACACCTGTGTTTGAACCACTTACAGACGAAACTCAATCATTGAAATATAAGTTGGTAACATTGCCTCCTGGAACACAACACATACCTGTTATTAAACTAGGTCAGCAGAGTATTACTCTTGATAAAGACTATAATGGAGTTGTTACACTGAATCCTACTACAAACCCGGTGTATAATACCCAACTTGGGTATACTGCTGTATTATCTAATCGTGAAGTGGGTACGATTGTTGGTTCGGGGGTAGATGAGTCGGTTGGTGAGAATACTTCCATATTTTTAGGAGACACAGCAAGCACATTTGCTCAGACAACTGTAGGGTTAACTTTTGATTTTAGAGTAAACCCGTCCATAACTAAAAATGTGGGGGCAAATTTAACAATTATAGGTAACGAAAGTGGTGGGTCGATAACAATACCAGTTAACGTACTCGCAGAACCACTTGAAGGAATATCAGAGTCTGGTAATATAGGATACTAATATGGCCATTTTTAAAGAATTAGATGAAACTGATAAGGTGGCTGGTAGAGTTACATCTGTACATGATGGTTTGTTTAGTGGGGATAACCCATCCGAGTTGGTAAATTTCTTCTATGATGAAGAATCACACGAAACTCCGCTGGCCATGGCGTCGTCAGTAAAAGACATAGAAGATAACTGGATCTCACCAAGGAAAGAGGATTATTATACTGATATATATCACGAAGAAGTATATGTAGCTGGACTTTTAAACCAAAATACAGAACAACAATTTTCAATATCATACGGTCATGTCAATGGATTTGGTAGTCCGATTAAAGCTGCATTCAATAATAAAACCCCACAGATAACAAAAACTGTATATAGTCAGTACAAAAATATATTATTGAATCCTGATGATAAACGATTTACATTTACCCGTAGGGTTGATAACTCTTTTGTTGGATATGACGCTGACAGTATTCATATTATAAATTTTAGCACGGCCCGGATGAAAGAAAGAATAGACGAGGGTAATTTTTTATTTTCCCTTGGGGTATCTGTGGACGATGATATAAATTATAAAGTATCTTTTCAAGATGCAAGTGTATTTGGAACACGACTTAGTTTTGTTGCATCATCACCACAATTTGGTCGTGTATTTGATTTAGTTAAAGTCGGAGAATCCGACCGGTATAACAACGATGATTCGGATGTCATAAAAATGACAACAGAGCCAGAAAGTTCGACTGATTCATCAGGTTTTGATATTAAATATTCACCTGTTAGCAATCTTGGATTTGGGTTAGTGTACCCAGACCTTGGTATTATTGTAATAAACACCGTAGCCATTTCTGAACAATTGTGTGAAGGTTTAGATGTTTCTGTTAAAAAATACGAAAAATTAAAAAATACAAGACCAACTGGTTATGTTAAAGAAGAAAATGAAGGTGCTAGATTTGCCTGGCATGGGAATGTATCTCCTTTTTATTCTACAACTTCTGGTGAACTAACCAGTGTAAACGAACTTGGTGTAGAAGACACAAATCGTGCAGAGAGTAATAATATTCACAATCCAAATACATGGTTAACGACAGACTCTGGTCAGAGTCTGCTAAAACGGGCAGGTGGAGATAAAAACTATCAAAACTTTTTGAAATTTGCCACAGCTCTAAAAAAAGGAAGAAAGTTTGAATGCAGAAGTACAGAAATGATACCATCTAAGCATTATTTTATCCGAATTAAAAACACGGATTTTAATTACAGTAACAATCCATCATTTGTATACCAGGGGTACGAGGCCCGAACACTTGCCACTCGTGCAAATGCAGAGTTGGATAATTACTTAGGAAGAATCAGATTCGACTCTTTTGTAGAAGACCCACGTGTGTATATTACAACTGTTGGTTTATATAATGATGACAATGAATTAGTGGCGGTGGCAAAACTAAGTCGACCAATTTTAAAAACTTTTGACTCAGAGGCTCTTATTAAAGTAAAATTAGATTTTTAAATTTTTTGTATTTTTTAACAAAAAATATATTTATATTTTATGATCAAGAGACTCAAAAGTTCTGATAAAACTATTAGGCCGTTTACAACCTTTAAGTCGTGGAAACATTCAACTGTTGACAATCTTGATTCACTTGTGCTTGAGCAGCCATTATATGACTTAAAAACTCCGTCTGGTGATATTATCTATTCAAGTAAAACTTGCTTACAAATTAGTGATATATTAAAGAACGAATACGGGTTGGAGTTGGATGCTTGCAAACACCCAACCATAGACTTAGAGTCTGTCAAACTTGAAAAAAAAATTCATAGTAATGTTAATTATGAAAATGGTATAGTGGTTTCTCCTGAAGAGATTAACACCTCAGACAGAGATGCGTTCCCTATCAAAAAAACAAACGGAAAAAAAACAAATGGAACATTTTATCCATCTGATCATCCGAGGTTTGATAAAACACATGAGTTATTGAATTGGGACGGAAGTTATCAGAGATTGGTGTACAATAATATAAAGCATTTATTTTATAATGATTATTTTGTTGAGCATTTTGATTATACTAGAAATAAAAAGTTAAATATAAAAAACCCACGAATGTTGTTTGGGGTCGAGAGTGCAGAATACCACGACCCCACCGTGCTAGAAGATATTGACCAGGGAGAATCATATACAGGTCTAAAACTTGAACGTCGTGTTATTGAAGACGAAATAACTGTAGTTGAAATTTCTCAAAAAACTTTTGGTGATAAAATAAAACCTGGTTCGGTTCAAATACGAGATAACAGTTCAATGTATGATACCATTGATGTGGTGGATGACGGTTATACTAATTTAGTTACAAATACATTTACATTTTCCGACATTAACACAATTGAATTTGATGACACTGTCTGTGGGTTGCATGAAAGTCATCAGTCCAACTCGTTTTCCTTTGGAAAATCAACAGCTGCGTATAAAGACTATTTACTCGTTGGAGCTCCTGTGAGTGTAGACACACCAGACGAATCGCAATCTGGGTTGGTTGTTTTATATAAAAAAGATCAAGCAACAAACAATTTTAGGTGTATTCGTAGTTTTATGTGTCCGTTTACTCAAAATGGTTTGGCACTGGAGCAGCGTCAAGACCACAATGATCTATTGTTCAGTGAATTAAGTGGGGTACTTCTTGGTAAGGACTACTCGTTAAATGACCAGTTTGGTAATGCGTTGGAACTAACAGAGACTACCTGTGTAATTGGCTCACCACAGACACACATTCGGGGTACCACATCCGAGTCAAGAACCGGTCACGTATTTGTTTACGATAAAAACAAAGGTGGTGTTGATAATTGGGGGTTGGTAAATATTATCGAGGGGGTCCCTGAAACTGAGTTCGGGTACTCGGTATCCGTCTACAATGAAAAAATGGCAATTGGAGCTCCTGGTGCTATGAATGGTCGTGGTGTTGTGTATATTTTTGAAAAGAAAATACGAACAGAGGATAGTCCGTGGATTCGTCTGACCGATGTACCTGAAGGTTATGAATTCAACCAGGAGCAGAATACGAGGGTTGGATATCCATCTGGTGAAGAGTTGATAAAAGTAAATAAAGATACAACCAGGTGGAAAATTAATAGCGTTATACCACCGGGATCGCAACTTGGGTGTTTTTATTCTTCTGAATCAATTAACATAGATTCAATATGCGACTCCGGTAGTTATCTATCTGGTGAAACTATAACTAAAAAAACAGATGATATAATAAAACGGTATAGAAGACCGGGAACATGGATCTCAGGAAGTAATGTGTCTGGAACATACGAATCCGGATGCGTTGTTAATCCGGTAATTGAGTCTGGTAACTTTCTATCTGGTTGCATTGAGTCTGGTAACTTTCTATCTGGTTGCATTGAGTCTGGTAACTTTCTATCTGGTTGCATTGAGTCTGGTAACTTTATATCAGGTTGCATTGAGTCTGGTAACTTTATATCAGGTTGCATTGAGTCCGGAACAAATGTACACCCCACCACGATAGATTGGAGGGAGTTTATATCTGGATGTATGGTCGAAGATATACTACCTGGAGTAGAAATAACATCAGGAAACTTAGAACCAGTTTATTATAGTAGTTGTATATCAGGAAGTAACGAGTTCGTGAGTGGAAGTGTTTGTCCATGTGAAGTGTATACTTTTTCAGATGAAAAAATTATAGTAGAATCTTCTATAGTTGATGAAGAACTAGACTTTGATTCCGGATACGAACCACATGAGTACACAAATACCCCTAAGTTTGCCATAGGTGACTTTACGTGGGAACTTACTGATGTCATTTATGGAGACCAAACCCAGACAAATATCACCCCACCACACCCGTCTACGGAAACACCAAACTCAAATGCTAAGTGTGAAAGATTTGGTGAGGTTGTAAAATTGCACGAAAATTATTTATATGTATCAACTCCGTCTTCTGAAAAACAAATAGTATATGTTCATAAATACACGCATGGAGGGTGTCCAACGGAGTGGGGTGTTGTAAACAAGATAACACGTGAGTATTTATGGTCATCTGAAGGTAGTGAGTTCTCGTATTTCGGTACTGATTCACGGGATGGTTCGGTTTTATACCCATATATTTACGAAAAACCAACAGATGTTTCGGGTAAGGCAGTACACAACTTTGGAATTTCACTTGATGTAAATGATAGATTTCTTGTCATAGGTGATTCCAGAGATCGTGTGTATAAAAACAATTTAATTGAAAATGAGGGTGGGGTTGTATTTGTATTTTCTTCTAATGAAAATTTACATTTCAAATATAAGATATTTTCACAAGAAGATAAAGAAGAACCAGATACATTTAGATTTGGTCAGTCTATTTCGTTATATGAAACAAGCTTGGTAGTTGGGTCACCTTCAATAGAAACTAGTAATATAACAATAGATGATACTGGTAATTTACACGCAGATGACTATTTTTTTGGAGTATCAACGTCAAATCAAGAGTTTATAGAATTTGGAGATACTCAAATGAATACAGTTCAGGGAAAAACTTATTATTTTGATTTATTAGATAGTAAATACGAATCGCTAAAGACGGTAACATCCACAAAAGAGAAGATGTCAATACGAAAACAATATGGTTATTCAGTTTCAATTACATCTGAGTTTATTTATGTAGGCTCCCCCATACTTGGGACATTTCCACAATATGGGTTGGCTACATTTGACGAAATTGATATAGGTGTGGGTAAATCACAAGCATTATTTTCATATTATGATAAAACTTTATATAGTTCAAGTTTTTCTCATACGAACTTATCTGGATTGGTTGGTTTGGTAATGACATACGATTCAATTACAATAACCAATAAAAAACAACTTCAAGTAGGAAATATATTTTATAAGAACGGAATAATCGTTTTATCTGGAATAAAGTCTGGATACATGAAAGACTTTATGCAGAAAAGTGGCTACTCGGGTTATGAAATCAAATTCAAAGGTATGCATACCCTACATGAAACTGAAATTTTATGTAAAGTCGAACCGAACGAGTTTAATATGAGTACTAACCCAACCTCTGTGGTACGTGATAAAATTTTATATGACATTAATGGGGACGGTAAATTTGATATTTTTGATTTGATTTTTATATTCAAGTTTCTAACCGATACATCACCTGTATCCACGCAAACTCAAGTAGAATTCACCGACACCGAACTTGAAACGGGTATATCGGTGGAACAAGATACAATGTGGCCTAACTCAGATATAATACTAACTGAGTCTGAAGATGCCATACTTAAATTTTTTGTAAACGAGTCATCTAATGTAAAAATGGACGAATATTCACTATATTTGCCATATTTGCGACTTTTAAAAGAACAGGGCCACTTTGACATAAATAACGACGGTTTGTCAAACAGAACAGACGCAAAAATTATACTTCGTTACTTCCGTGGAAACTCTGGAGTAGATTTGGTCGGTGGGTTGTTAACACCTGGTTCAAAGAGAAGAGTTGCTGTAGACATTATTAAGTTTTTAGACGAACGAACAGGAAAGTTTAATGGGGTAGAGATTTTAAAAGATTTTGAGTCATTTAGTGATTTAAGAAAACTTATAAAAAACGGAAAAAATTTAGATTCATTGAAACCACACGCAACTACAATCGGCCTATACGATGGTCTTTCTTTGGTTGGTGTTGCTAAACTCGGCCGTCCAATCAAAATAACTAATAGTTATCCAATAAATTTTTTAGTAAAATATGACGGTTAGTTCAATGTATCTTATATTTATATTAAAATTCATACACCGGAGAAAATAAATTATGGCAAAAGAAACAATAGGTTTTAATAGTGGTGCTGATCGCGCATCAATACAAATGGGTCTTGAAGAACGATTCGCAACAGGTAGTTTGATGTTGAGTGGAGGAGGAGCGGCAAATGGACTAACATTTGAAGCACAACGAGATCAAGGTACTAACTTCTTCAGTTATGGAGGAACCAGAGGGAGTTCTGGTGGAGGAGCATACGAGGGGGGTAGTCTTGATAATACTATAAAAGTGGGTGACACCACCGGAGCATATGGTAAAGGAGAACCTGTGCGTAACAACATAAAACACGCATCTAATCAAGCAGGTGTGACGATATACAGAAAAGGTCCCAACGGCCGGGTAGCTGATGCCAAAGCAGACCGAACATCAATAATTCAAAATTTTATGGACGATACAGCTGCAAAGGGTACAGCTGGTTTTAGAATTGGAATAGACCGAGGAAATTTTACAACAGGAATGCCGTCAGCAAATAAAGAACCAACTGAGTATAATGCAGATAAAACCGTATTTAGACAATCTCAGTCAAGTGGGGGATACACCGTTCCTGGAGTAGATTCCAGTCTTGGCAAAGGTCCTGGATCAAACTTTATGAGCGATTCACCGACAGAGGGGGTCACACTTAAAGGATTTACTCGTAGATTTGATGACGGGTTAAGATACACATATTCAGATTACGGAGGAGGCAACCCCGGCACAGTAACCGGTCCAACGGCAGATAATAGTGCATTCCGACGTAACATGGATACTGTTTTATACGAAACTTCATTTACTGGTAAGGAAATATCATCCGAAGTAAACAATGGTCGTGGTGTACTTTAATAGTTGATTTTTTTCTTTAATTGATATACCATACAAGGTATGTCAGAAAATAAAATTTCTCTTGGACTTGATATTAGTTCAACTGTTGTAGGATATTGTGCATCTATTTCCAAGGAGGTGGTAATTGATGCGGGGTATGTTGATATACACAAAGAATCTAGTATTAAGAATAAAGCACATGCACTTGCAGGATATCTTGACCCCCGTTCAGTTGACCCACATACTATAATAGTTGAAGATTCTTTGAGTGGATTTGGAGGAGGTCGGACGAGTCAACAAACGATTGTAAAACTCGCAAAGTGCAACGCAGTAATAAGTTATGTAATAGAGGCTATGTATGATGTCGAAGTCAATCATGTAAATGTATCAACTTTACGTAAAGCAGTATTCGGAAAAAGTCGTGAACAAGGAGTTGATAGTAAAACTTTTGTACGTGAACAACTTGAAAAAAAGATTGATTTAAATGAGTTTATCGTCTATAATAGTAGAAAAAATTATGATAAAAGAAACTACGATATGTTGGACGCAACGGTAGCATCACTGTATCATTGGTATACTATTGACAATTAATGGGGATTTCCGAGCAAAAGTTATATGCCTTGTTGCAGAAGGTGCTAGGTGAAGGTAAAATCGTCTCTAAAGACGAAGCAATGTTTGTGTGTCCGTTTTCTCATCACCGTAAACCAAAGTTGGCAGTTAATCTTACAACGCAACGTTGGCAAAGTTGGATTGATACAAATGCCAAAGGTCGTAGCATTTTTTCGTTATTTAAAAGAATGCAGGTTCCAAGCAATTATTTTGCAGAGTTATCCAAGATTGTCAAACTTCCAAAAAATACCAAACTTGCAGATACCGAGGAGCAATTTGTATCGTTGCCTTATGAATTTAAAAGATTGACCGAAACGCATACTGATTTTTTTTATTCTAAAGCAATGAAGTATTTAAAAAATCGTGGAATTCAATCATACGATATTGAAAGATACGATATAGGATATTGTGATAAAGGGGATTATGCTGGACGAATCATTGTTCCTTCATTTGATGCAGACAACAAATTAAATTACTTTTTAGCAAGAGATTTTACAGGTAATGCTTATTTGAAGTATAAAAATCCACCAGTAAGCAAAGATGTAGTTGTATTTGAAAATCAAATAGATTTCTCTGAACCATTAATTTTGTGCGAAGGTGTTTTTGATGCAATTGCGATTCGTAGAAATGCAATTGCTTTACTCGGAAAAAATATTCCAAGCAAACTTAAAATGCGTTTGGTAGAACATGGTGTAAAAGAAGTTAGCATTGTATTAGATAATGATGCGTATAAAAACGCATTATATATATCAGAAACTTTAATGAACGATGATATAAAAGTAAAATTGGTCAGAATGGGAAATGAAGATGCAGCCGATTTAGGATTTAACAAAATTATTCATAGAATCAGAGAAACCAATCTTCTTGATTTTAGTGAATTGATGAAGCAAAAGTTATGCATGAATTAAAAACTAATTTAAAAAATATTGAAAAAGTTTATCATTTGGCAGATATTCATATAAGAAATGTAAAACGACACACAGAATACTCGTTGGTGTTTGAAAACTTCTATAAACAGGTAAAAGAAGACAACTATGACAATGCAATAATTTTTATAGGTGGGGATATTGCTCATGCCAAAACCGAAATGAGTCCTGAGCTAATTCATCAGATATCTTCATTTTTAAGAGAGTGCTCAAAACTTCATCCAACAATAGTAATTGCAGGTAATCACGATTGTAATTTAAACAATCCAGACCGTCTTGATGTATTATCTCCGATTATGGATATGATGGACGATAAAAATTTGTTTTACCTAAAAAACAGTGGAGTATATAAACTAGGTGACGTTGCGGTGGGTGTATTCAGTATATTAGACGAACCTGAGAATTATATCTCAGGTCTTGATATAAACGATCCAAGTATTAAAACCAAAATTGCAGTTTATCATGGTGCAGTAAAACGTAGTATGACAGACATTGGGTATGTTGTTATGGGTGGTGACATTGAACTTCCTATGTTCAATGGGTATGATATTGTTATGTTAGGTGACATTCACAAACATCAAGTATTACAGGAATATCAATCAGAGCATAAATTTATTCCAGAAGATAAAGTAGATGAGTATAAACTAAAGGGGTGGTGTCTAGCAGATGACTAATATATTAATCAGATGCAGAAACATTCATATTGGTGATGTTATTTTTTGCAGTAGTGTCGCAAAAAAGTTAAAAGAAAAAAATCCCAATTGTGTTGTTCACTTTGATGTTAATTATCTACAACCTATAGAGTTGTTGACAAATAACCCACATATTGATGGAGTCTTTTATAAAGAAAATGCGAATATAGATTATGATGTTGTGCATGATATAATGAATGCAGATGTATCTACACTTTGTCCATATGAGTCAGCGGTATCTCAGTTTCAACGCATGTGTGGAATTGAAAATTTCGACGATACCTTTGAAGTTTTTACAAATCATCAACTTGACTATTCAATACAAAGAAGTATAGAGGAGTTGACAAACATGGGAGATTGGGAAACTGACTTAGTTAAAATAGGTTATCAAGTTGACTGGGATAGAAAAAGTTTTTTGTTTACTGAAGATCAGTATAATCGGTCAGAGGGTGGTGAAGATGGAACTGGATATGGAAATGGTAAAAGAAATATTTTTGATATAATAAAGTGTATGGAACTTTCACCAAAAGTTATGTTGTTTGCACTTGGTATAGAAGATACTATATCAAAAAGTTATCCATGTTTAAACTCGACAAGTAAATTCTCATTTACCACAAGTTTAATGAAAAACTGCGATTATGTTGTAGGTGGTGAAGGGTGTCTTACTAATATATCTTCTGCTCTTGGTACAAATACAATAATAACTACTGATTATATCCATCAAATGTTCGGACCAAAAGGAATATTGTGGCAACAAAGTGGGGGTGATGTAAATAACCTAGAAACAAGAATTCCGTATTTGGGACCTTGTAAATATTTTCCAAATGATAACCATGTTCACCTGAATCCGTTTTTAACTGATTTCGAAGTAGGAGAACAAATTTTAGAAACTGCATTAAATGGACGAAGTTAAAGAAAAATATGTAAAGATAAAAAGGCACAACCAGAATAAACCAATCGTAGTTTATTCCGGAAGTATGATTCAACAAAACCACGGTGAAAAACCATATGGTCATGGTTATGCATTGTGGGATTTACCAACCCGTGAACACACCCACCACGAAGTCCATAATGATTATGGATATTATACAATTGAAGTGCGTGATGGAGAGTGTGTCAGTGATTTGAGTAAGTTGCCAAAAAAAGCAAGACTTCGTGTAAAGGTATACAATACAACAGCAACCGAAACAAAAGAAATAATTGCAGACATTCGCAAACGAACAAGTATAAGTGATTTAAATGTAACAAGATGTGATGCAATATCAGAAGCAAAGAAATATGATCGTGACAATAAATTTGATTTTGGTGACATATCACTAATTCAAGTTCAAAATGATTTAATAGAAGATTATCTTCGTAGAAATTTTGTAGTTGATGATGATCAAATAAAAACTGCACTAGATATAAATAAAGAAATAAATGATAAACTTGTAGTAAAAGAAGTTCTTAGAAATTGTATTTGGAAACCCAAGAAATTTGAGTTTGGAAATATGTTTAGTTACGGAGATGGTAACATTGTAGATTTTTCAAACATGAAAAGTGTCATGGGATTATTTGCTTCAAATGCAAGTGGAAAGAGTAGTGTTATGAGTGCATTAAGTTTTTGTCTGTTTGATAAATGCGACAGAGCATTTAAAGCAGCTCATGTACTGAACACCCAAACAGAATCTTTTTATTGTAAATTAAATTTTGAAATATCGGGAGTAAACTATTTCATAGACAGAACTGCAACTACCAAAAAGAATGGTGATGTAACTGTTGTAGTTGACTTTTGGAAGTTAGATGATGATGGCCAACAACTATCATTAAACGGAGAACAAAGAGCAGGAACAAACGCAGCTATCCGTGACCATGTAGGTTCATATGATGATTTTGTTTTAACTGCACTTAGTTTGCAAAACAACAATGCTATTTTTATAGATAAAAGTCAAAGTGAACGAAAAGATTTACTTGCTCAGTTTATGGGCATTGATACATTTGATCAATTACATACAACTGCATCTGAAGACATCAAAGAAATTAATGCTCTGTTGAAAAGATTTAACCGTGACGAGTTTGATAAAACTTTATCTGAAACTCAAGAAAGTCTTGGTGGTGTTAAAAAACAATATGCTGAACAAGATAGTAAAACTAATATAGCACTTCTTGAGCAAAAGAGATTCAATAAGCAATTGGCAGATAAAAATTCCCAATTTAAGAATTGTTCTTTTGATGAGTCATCTGTGGATATAGATAAACTTGAATTTGATAAAAAGAATTTACAAGAACGTTTAATTGTGACCGAAGAAAATAGAGACATAGAATCAGATAGAAAAAAACAATTAGTAACAAATCGTAAAAACAAATCAACGGAATTATCTTTATTGGATGGAACTAACGAAAAATATGTTGAAGTTCTAAAAATACGTGAAGAAATAACAAAGGTCGAAAAAGACTTAGCAGTTCTTCGTACATCCGTAAATGCCAAGTTAGATAAACTAAAACACTATGATAGTCACAAATACGATCCTAAATGTAAGTTCTGCGTAAACAATTCAAAAAATCTTATAGAAAGTGCTTCGCAGACAAAAGAAGAACTTGATAAAGATAAAGCAGCTGCTGATGATCTGGTAACACAAAAAAATGAATTGTCAAAAATACTAGATGAATATAAAGATGTTGAATCTAATTATGAAAAGTTAGGTGAACTAAAATCTACAACAACCCAACTTACTTATGAAATTAATGAAGCAGATTCTAAAGTTCTTGCTTTATCAAGTATGTTAGAGTCGTTGGGTAAAGACATAGTATTAAATGATAAAAACATTAAAGCATACTATGAATGCAAAGATATTATAGAGTTTAATAAAAAACTACAATTAGATGTAAATGAAATTGAATCTAAGTTAATTACGATAAATAACTTAGCAGATACAGAAACTGAGAAACTTCAAACTTTATTTGGTGAAGTTAAAATTATTGAAAAAGAATATGAAGATATTGTTGCGTCAATTGAAGAGGCAAAAACCTACGAAAGAAAAAAACGTGGTTATGAACTTTATTTAGACGCAGTAAAACGTGATGGTATTTCGTATGAACTTATTTCCAAAACAATTCCTAGTATTGAAAGTGAAGTTAATAATATTCTTTCTCAGATTGTTGATTTCGGTATGCAGTTAGAAATGGATGGAAAACATATCTATTCAAAGATTACATACGAAGATCGTCATTGGCCTTTAGAAATGTGCAGTGGAATGGAACGATTCATTAGTAGTATCGCAATGAGAGTCGCACTTATCAACGTAAGCAGTTTACCACGTTCTAATTTCCTTGTTATTGACGAAGGATGGGGTTCGTTGGACGGAGACAACATAAGTAGTGTATTTAATCTGTTCACCTATTTAAAGGGGCAGTTTGAGTTCGTAATGGTTATAAGTCATTTGGACGTAATGAGAGATATGGTGGACGAAATTATTGAAATTCAAAAAGAAGGTTCTTTTAGTAAGATAAAATACACATCATAAAACATATTTAGATATATATTTATTATGTACCTGAAGTGTATTTATGAGCAATTCCGAAGAAAATCAAGAAGTCCAAGAAGAAAGTCTTATCAAGGCCGGACTTCGTAAGGGGTATTTTACACTCGTTGAGGGTGTATATGATCCTGGTATTTTAAAAGCAGTGTTTTTAGCGGGTGGTCCTGGTGCAGGTAAATCAGCAGTTGTAGATACCGTTTTTAATACAACACCCGAAGTAAAGTCATTAACTTCAACTGGATTAAAAATAGTAAATAGTGATAGTTCGTTTGAACATTTGTTGAAAAAAGCAGGACATAGTTTAGATTTAGGTTCTTTAGACGATGTTGTGTTTCAACAAATAACAAGTGATGATCCGAATTCAATTCGTTCACGTGCCAAGAACATCATGCTTAAACAATACGAGAATTACAAGAACGGTAGATTAGGTGTTATTGTTGATGGAACTGGTGATGATTATGCTAAGATATCAAAACAAAAGAAAGAGTTGGAAAAACTTGGATACGATTGTTATATGGTATTTGTTAATACAACACTTGAAGTTGCACAACAAAGAAATGCGTTTCGTGCAAGAAAACTTCCACGTAAAATTGTGGATGTTATATGGAAAGATGTTCAAAAGAATATGGGGAAATTCCAGAGTTCATTCAAGCAGAATTTCACGATCATTGATAACTCTGAAGATTTAAGAAGCAAAACAAAACCAGGTAAACTCAATCTTGCTCCTTTTATATTAAAAGCAACTGCAAAATTTATCGGAAAACCAATTCGCAATCCTATTGGTAAACAGTGGATTACTTTAATGATGAAACACGATAGCATGACCAAAAGTGGTGACAAACGAAATCGTGTTAATGAAGAACTTGATATGATATCAATGGAGAGTGTGATTCTTCCTATGGATTTAGAACGACATTTAAGTCGTTCAATTCACGTTATCAACAAGTTCAAGTTAAATGAAAAAAGAAATTTGGCGGTGCTAACAAGGTTAATCGAAAGTCTTAATTTAAATAGAAATCAAATAAACAAGTATTTTCATCAACTTAGAACTTTAAAATTTAGAGGAGAGAAATAGTGTTTGATAAACTTATAGATGAACTTATTTCAGAAGATAAGTTGGGAGAAACTTGGAAACTTGAAATGGCCCCCATTCATGCTCGGTATAGTTTTTCATCCGCTAAATCGGGTAATGAAAATTGGGCAAAAAAACTTGCAAATAACTTAACGCAAAAAGAAAAAGAAGATTTCAAATTCATAGGAATTTATAGTGAAGGTGATTCAACTGAAGGTCCTATCGTAGACGGTTATATATTTCATTGTACTGAGGAGTATTTGAATAAAGCACCTTATATGCATCGTGATAAGCGCAAGGCCTGCAAACGACATCTTAAAACAGGAAAAATAGAAGAATATTTAGAGGATTGATAATGAGCATCAAAGAATACAAACAATATAAAGATGATCCGTTTTGGATGAAATCAAAATATGATGGAGTGTCTGGTGAACAAAGATTACCTGTTCAACGTAGATTGCGTAAAGGTGAAGTAAAATTTAAGAAGGGTGATGAAATACTTTATTATCCAAAAGGAAAAGTAATATTAGTAGGAAAAAAAGCAGAGCAAGCATATCGTGATTTTCAAGCAGCTGCTCAAGATGAAGACTTTTATATGTCCCAATACGAGGAGTCAAAAATGGAAAACACAAATGAAATTAAAATAACAAGTAAAGAGTATAAGAAGGCAATTGACTTTATGTCTGATATGCACTCTAGCATTTTAAAAGCAAAGGATAAAGTAATTAGATTTTTACAAAGAAAGGGGTTTGATGATATGGCAGACGAATTGTCCGATATGTCAAGTGGTCAGTTTAATTCGTTTGTAACAAGTAAGGTACATGAACAAAAACTTAGAAATCAAATTAGAACAATCCTCACGGAGTTACTTAAAAAGTAAATGAAAAAAGTTCCCACAGAGTTTTATGCAAACGATTTAACGGAGTTTATGCTGAGTGACTTGTTGCATGAAAAATCCAATGTTAAAAAAGTAATCGGAATATATCCTGGTAGGTTTCAACCCGCTGGTCTACATCACTATAAAACTTACAAGTGGTTAGATGGTAAATTTGACAAAGCATATGTAGCTACGAGTAACAAAACTAATGCTACTAACAGCCCATTGAATTTCAAAGAAAAGAACATGATATGGAAAAAACATAAAGTTAAGAATGTAGTTGAAGTTAAAAATCCATATGTGTGTGCAGAGATATTAGACAATTATGATCCCAAAACAACCGCTGTAGTTTATATATTCGGTGAAAAGGACGCAGGTAGATTAAAAACAAAAAAAGCAGATGGTTCACCTGCATATTATCAATCTTATGATAAAAATAAAAATAATTTAGTACCATATGCAGAGCATGGATATTTTATCGTTGCACCTCATGTACGCATCAAGGTTCTTGGTAAAGAAGTAAACGGAACATATATCCGTGAACTTCTAGGAAGTCCGAAATATACAGATGAACAACGCATAGAAGCATTTGAAGAGTTATTTGGTTGGTATGACGAAAAGATATATGTTTATTTAAAAAAGAAGTTTGGTACTTTGTTTGAAAATGAAGAAATCTTTGAGGGGTTTTTACACACATATCCTAAACTTGAGCAATTAGTTGAATCATTTCCAAGTCTATTAAATGAAATAAGTTCAATATCTGCAATGGGTGCTTCACTTGTAGATGATGGTCCAGCTGGATACTTTCCCGGAGATTCATATGAAACTCACACTAAAAATCGTGCCGAGCAACTTGGATATGAACTACTTGATTATGTTGTCGGAAAATCTGAAAATACAAGAAACTCGGATTACAGACATTGGGGTGATTATGCCGGACCAGTACCCTCAGTTTCCTTTTATCCTGCGGGTGACATTGATGTAGGAACTCCTACTAATCAAATTAATACAGAAAAAAGTCTCTCTGCACATGATCAATACACAAACTTTATTTCTAAAGTTGCAGAAACTGCGGGGTATAAATTGGTAGACTTTGTAGGTTCAGAGAAGTCAATTAGAAAACAGGATAAACAAGGAGACGAAGAACTAACGGGTGGTCATACAATCGATGTAGAAAAAACAGAAGATGGAGAAACAGAAATAGACAAAGGGGTTGAGGGGCATGCGGTTAAAGAGTCGTTTGAGACGATACTCAATGAATATGCAGAATTATTGATTGAAGGAGGTGCAGCTGGTCATATGAGTCATCCGTTTGATGATAAAGATTTAACTTTTGCTGATTTAAAAGAAATGATTCGTAGGTCTTTGGCAGGAGAACTTAATGTTGAAAAAGAAGTTACCGAAAAATTAGATGGTCAAAATTTAATGTTTTCTTGGAAAGACGGAAAGTTGGTCTCGGCGAGAAATCAAGGTCATTTAAAAAACGCAGGTGCAAATGCTCCTGATGTAACTGCATTTGAAAACATTTTTGCGGATCGTCCTGAAAACATTCGTGACGCATTTGTAAGTGCAGTAAAAGATTTAGAGTCGGCAATTTCAAAGTTATCCGATGCACAAAAGAACAAGGTGTTTAAAGAAGGTGAGCGGTTTATGAACATAGAGGTTATGACACCTGCAACACAGAATGTTATTCCTCAAAATGTAGATATGCTCGTATTCCACGGAACTCAGGCATACAATTCCGCAGGAAAACCAGTTTCAGAAGATTCGGATGGAAGCGATATAACAGGTGAATTAAAAGATTCTGCTCGTATGTTAAGTGGAATGCTCAAACAAATCAATGCAGATGTTCAAAGTCGGTATTCGTTGAACGCACCTATTGTCGTGGAACTTCCTAAAAGTAAAACATTTGGCGATTCTTTTAAAAAATATTCTGCGATGCTTGATAAACTTAAAAAAGAATTTAAATTAAAAGACAATGATAAAGTAATGAAGTATCACGATGCTTGGTGGAGAACTCTTTTAAATAAACAACAAAGCAAATTAAAAGAGATATTTCCTGCAAAAGTGTATGAAGCACTTATAGGTCGTTGGGCATACAATGATAAATCAAATAAGATCACAACGATTCGTATGGATTTATCCGAGCAACCCAAACTTAAAGATTGGGTAAACAAATTTGAAAAAGAAGATATCGTAAAACAATTTGAAAAGAATATGTGGCCATTTCAATTCATCTTTTTGAAACTTGGAGCAGAAGTTCTGCAAAATGTTAAAGGATTTGTGGCTGCTGGTGGAAGTGATGATATAGCAAAAGCACTCGATGCACACACTAAAACTTTAAAAGCAAAAAAGATTAGTTCGGTGGAATCACCTGATAAGTTTAAAAAAGATATAGCAAAACTTTTCAAAAATCTTGATAGATTAACTGCGATTGGTGGAACGAAAGTAATCGCACCCAGTGAAGGAGTTGTATTTCAATACAAAGGTGGAACATATAAACTTACTGGTACATTTGCTCCTATAAATCAAATTATGGGAATAATGAGGTTCTAACATGAACTTAGTAGAACGAAACTTATCAAGAACTGCACGTAGAAAAATGGCACACCGTGCTAAAAAAACAGCAAAAAAACGTGCCATTAAACGAAAAGCAAGAGCAAAACGGATGAAAACCCGTGGTCAATTAACTTCCGCGGCAGAGAAGTTAGCAAAGAATATTTTAGTTAAGAAAATGACTGGTGGTAAAAAGTATGGTCAACTTTCTATCGGACAAAAAGAGATGGTTGATAAAAAGTTAGCAAAAAAACCAGGATTAATAAAAAAAGTAGCAAGAAAAGTTTTTCCAAAAATTAAAGCAAAAGAAAAAGATAGAATCCAAAAAGCAAGAGCATCTGTAACCGAAACTTCAAATGAAAACCACGGAGTATTTACAATGAATCGTGGGGGTGGGGAATTTAAACTATCTGCCAGATATGTCGATGGAAAACTAACTCCGTATCGTTTCACTAAAGAATCATCCGCAAAAAAACATTCTGACAAAGTCGGTGGAAAGGTTTTTGAAACTCCAAGTGGGGGAGTTTTTTATGTAGAGTTCACTAAGTTAGATGGACCTATAAATGAAAAAGCAACATCTAAATCTCAACAAAGATTATTTGGAATGGTTCACGCATATAACAATGGTGACTTAGAAAAATCGGATGTAGATGACTCCTTATATTCTAAAATTGAAAAGATCGCAGGTGGTATGTCTAAAAAAGATGCAAAGAAACTCGCTAAAACAGATCATACTGATTTACCAGAGAAGGCATCTGTGAACGAAGATGTTCAATACAAAAATGCAAATGAAATAAAGAAACAGTGGAAAAGGGAATACCCCAGCGATAAATTTACTTTCAAAAAAGTTCGTGCCAAAGGAAACGAATTCTTGATGGTATTATCTCCAAAGGGTATTGAACTTGAAAAATATCAATTTGTACCAAAAACAGGATGGACTGAAATGAACGAAAACACAGATAACGAAGAAGATTTGAAAAGTTTGAAAAGTATGTTGGATATAGCACAATTACTTAGTGATCAGAGTCCATATTTCAAAGGACGTGGTGGCAAGAAAGAATACATCAAGATGTTATTACACAAAATTAAAAAGTTGTCCGAGAGTCACGAACAATTTCTTGAAATAATTAAAGTACCAATTGAAATCGGTGATACGATTCTTGGTGGAAAATTTAAAAACAAAAAGATCGTTGTAAAAAGTATAGGTAAAAACGAAAAGGGTGACATAACTATCAACAAAAAACCTTTACTAAAATTTCGTATAACTAAACAAACTGAAAGTAAATCTAAAAAGAAAACCCCAATTTCAAAAATGGATGCTTACAAGAAAGTGCGTAAGTCAACAATGCCCAAAAGTAGACCTATGAAAAGTAAAAAAGCATACGATAGAAAAGATTTTAAAAAGGGTAAATATGATTAAACTCATGGATGCAGTTATTGGAACGGTGAGTGACAAAGTAACCATTTCTGTTCAAATCAATAAAACGAAACACGCAGGTGATCGTCAATCAAGGCACGATCATACTCAAATATCTGAAAAGGATATAATGGATGTCGCCGATAAAGCAATACCTGCTATATCAAAAGCATTGTTGTTTGATAGAATTGATGTGGGTGATTATATCCATGTAAAAGATAAAAAAAGTGCATTAAATTTGATCGGAATCCTTCAAGAGAAGTCTTCGTACAATCTTATGTTTGTGGTGATGACTGTTATGGTAAAATCAAACTTCGTAGCAAAACAAGGAACATATACGATTGTTGTGTAGGTAGGTGTAACATGATCAAGTTAAATGGTAACATTTATTTGGATGAGATGGAAATAGACCGAGTTGTCGGTGATACATCAAACCGGTTCAGAACATCACATCGTGCAATTCTTCCACGTCAAATAACATACCTTGATCGTGAGTTCGTTGAAGCAATTAACGATGAAGCAAAAAACGCATCGTTATGTGCTTATTACTTGTATGGTTACGGAGAACAATATGCATCTGTTTGCAATATAATAAAAGCAATTTCGGATAGATTCAGAAAAAAAGAAGAGTGTTGTAACAAGTTATATTTTATGCAGTATGACTTAACAGATGCCCAACGGAAGAAGCATAGAACTCAATACGAAAACTTTTTAATAAATGTTTTCCTTGAAGAATGTATATTAAATTTAAAAAAGTTATCATAGTATTTGACAAAACACTAAAAGAATGGAATAATAAAGTTATGGCTAAAATGGATAAAGAAGATTTAAAGTATGTTATAAAGCGTTCTAAAAAATTATTTAAAGGTGAAGAAATACCCAAAGTTCACGGGTATGAAGGAGAAGTTGAAGAACTTGTAATCCGTCAACCGGGTGAAGTCTGGACAGATAAAGATGGAAAAGAATGGAAACAGGTCGGTACAAACACAAAAACAAGGACCGAAACGGTAATGGACAAAATCAGAAAACTATCACGATCAGCACCAAATTGTCCCAAAGAAGTTTGCACGTGCGACACCACTAAGTTTCTTGATAAACGTATGGTAGCAATGAAAGGGTTGTGTTTTGATTGTGTGCAGGAAAAAGAGCAGAAGTTAAAAGACGAAGGAAAATATGATGCGTATGAAAAAAAGACTATGCTTGAAAATGAGAAAAGTTTTTTACTGGATGCCAAGATTAAAATGGCAGAATCAAAGCATTACATTGAAAATGATCCTCAATTTTTAAACGAAGATGGTTCACTTGAAAAGTGGAATATACCGGAAAAAGGTAAGTTGATGGAAGATTTAAACTCGGATATTAAAGAAGTCGAAGATAGAATTGGTGGAATTGAAAAAGAACTTGAAGAGTTTGTTGATATAAAATTTTAAAAGTTTCAACGATACCTTGAAACTTTTTATATTATAAAAAATTAAATACATATATATTTATCCTTAATGGCAGACGGACAGAAAATGCCCTTAAGGGAAATAATAAAACAGGAATATACTGAGTGTTTGAAATCACCTTCGTACTTTATGAAAAAGTACTGCAAAATTCAACACCCGACTTTGGGTACAATCCCGTTTGCTTTATACGATTTCCAAGATAAAACATTAGAAAGTTTTCGTGATGAACAATTCAATATAGTTCTCAAAGCAAGGCAAATGGGAATTTCTACATTAGTATCTGGATATGCGTTGTGGTTAATGACATTTTTCACAGACAAATCTATTTTATGTATTGCTATTAACCAAGAAACTGCAAAGAATGTTGTTACTAAGGTAACTCATATGTCTGAGAATTTACCAAGTTGGTTGCGAAGTGAGAGTACTGAAAAAAATAAACTCAGTATGAAATTTAAAAACGGAAGCAGTATTCGGGCTGCTCCTGCAACCGCGGATGCTTCTCGTTCGTCATCTTTGAGTTTACTCATTGTGGACGAGTGTGCGTTTATTCAGAATATGGAAGATATATGGACTGCATCTCAGTCTACAATTACTACAGGTGGTTGTTCTATATTGTTATCGACTCCAAACGGAATCGGTAATTTCTTTCACAAAACATGGGTGGGTTCAATGGACGGATCAAACGAGTTTAATCCGATTAAACTTCACTGGAACTTACACCCAGATCGCGATCAAACGTGGAGAGATGCCCAAACTAAACTTCTTGGTGAACGTGAAGCCGAACAAGAGTGCGATTGCGACTTTATTAGCAGTGGCCGTTCGGTAGTTGATGCAACTTTAATTGAATGGTACAAAGAAAATTTAGTAAGAGAGCCTGTTGAAAAACGTGGATCAAACAAAGAATATTGGATATGGGAGTACCCAAATCACACTAAAGATTATGTAATAGCAGCTGATGTTGCCAGAGGTGACGGCCGTGATAAAAGTGCGTTTCATGTATTTGACGTGGAGAGTGTACGGCAAGTTGCTGAATTTAAAGGAGAAGTAGAAACCAAAGACTTCGGTAATCTTCTTGTTGCAGTTGCAAGTGAATTCAACGGAGCATTGCTTGTAGTAGAAAATGCTAATATCGGTTGGGCCGTACTTCAACAAATCATAGATAAGGGGTACAACAACTTATATTACACACAGAGAGACTATCAATATATAGATGAATTTTCTCAGCACACTAACAAACTTAGTCGTGTGGAGAAAAACCAAGTTCCTGGATTTACTACATCCATAAAAACACGTCCTTTGATTATAAGCAAAATGGAAAGTTATCTACGTGAAAAGGAAGTAGAAATATTATCGGAACGAACTATGGAGGAGTTATTCACATTTGTGTGGAGTGGTCAAAAAGCAGAAGCAATGCAAGGATACAATGATGATTTGGTTATGAGTTTGTGTATTGCATTATGGGTTCGTGATACTGCTTTAAGATTTCGTTCCGAAAATATAGAGACACAAAAATCTTTATTTGACTACATGGGAAGTACAACAAACATGAATGCCGGAGCAAACTACAGACAATCCGGATTAAATACAAATCCGTACGAAATGAAGAATCCACATGGTGGAACAGAAAATTTAGACTGGTTACTTGAATAATTAACAAGGAGACAAACACAATGAAAACGCAAAATATACTCATATCAATAGGATTACTATTTTTTACAGGAGGTTGTGCAACACAATCATTACTACCTACCCGTGGAGTATACACGGAGTCTTCTTTTGAAACTTATGTACAGGTAGAAAGTGTGGTTGATAAAATTGCAGTCGGAGAAACCAGATACTCAGATTTGGTTAATATGGGTCTTGATTTGGAAAACATACCTAATGTTAAAAAACTTACATACCTTGATGTAATGAGTAAGTTTAAATTGGATAGTCCGTCACGATTTACTTTGTTTAATAAAATAGAGTTGCCAAGTGGTGTTCTCAAAACTTTGGCTGCGAGAGAAGGTGGACTTGCATATGAAATAAATCTGGAAAGACTTAAAAATAAACGTGAAGGGAGTGTATTTTTAGATATGCTTAATTTTAGAAAAACGGTTCATACGACAGGTTGGAATATAAGTGTGTTGATTTTGATCGTAGAGGACACCGTTGAATATGTTTTGTATTCTGGTGAAAAAAATATTGATCGTTTGGAAAAGGAAAAAAATCCATTAGGACCATTTCAGGGATTTGATGGTGGGGATATCATTGGGGCTGCAAGTGAGTTACAATAATATAAATTAGTTGACATATACATATATATTTCATACAATCATACACTTATAAATTTATATTATGGCAGACGACCCAACACAACAAAACAAATTCTTCGGTGCATTAAAACGACTTTTCTCAAGTGGAGTAGTTGTTCGTAATGTAGGTGGTAAGAAACTAAAAGTAGCAGATACTGACAATTTACAATATTCAAAAAGAACTCGTGATAAGTATCAACGGATGCATACTATGTATAGTGATTATGCAAGTGGTTTCAATAATTTAGGGTTTCAGGCAGCTAGATTAGAACTGTTCAGTGACTATGAAGTAATGGATACTGATCCAATTCTTTCAAGTGCATTAGACATTTACGCGGATGAATCAACGACTAAAAGTGAATTTGGAGAAATACTTAAAATTTCAAGTTCTGATTCAAATGTTAAGGGTATCCTTGAAAATTTATTTTACGATATATTGAATGTAGAATTTAATTTGTGGGGTTGGATTAGGAATATGTGTAAATATGGAGACTTTTATTTGCATTTGGAAATTGAACCTGAATACGGAGTGCTAAATGTTAAACCAATTTCAACCTATGAGATGACTCGTATTGAAGATATGGATCCTGATAACCCACAACTCGTAATGTTCAAACAAGAAGGTAACACCAAAGCACAATACGACAACTATGAAATAGCACACTTTCGGTTGTTAGGTGACACCAACTATCTGCCATATGGAAAAAGTATGGTAGAAGCGGCAAGACGACCGTGGAAACAACTTCAACTTATGGAAGATGCTATGCTTATTCATCGAATAATGAGAGCACCCGAAAAAAGAATGTTTTACATTGATATTGGTAATATTCCACCAAACGAAGTTGATAACTTTATGCAAAAGGTGATCAATAAAATGAAAAAAGTTCCATTCGTTGATGAAAAAACGGGTGACTATAATCTCAAGTTCAATTTACAAAATATGACTGAAGACTTCTTTATGCCAGTTCGGGGAGGTGATAGTGGCACACGAATTGAAAATCTTGGTGCTATGACTTATGATGGAACAGAAGATATTGAGTATGTTAAACACAAAATGATGGCTGCACTGAAAGTCCCAAAAGCATTTTTGGGATATGATGAAAGTATAACAGGCAAAGCAACTTTAGCCGCAGAAGATATTCGTTTCGCACGAACCATTGAAAGATTGCAACGAATTACCGTAAGTGAACTTACGAAGATTGCGATTGTTCATCTATATTCACAAGGATACAAAGACGCAAAATTGGTGGATTTTAGTTTAAAGTTAACTAACCCATCTACAATTTTTGAAGAAGAACGAGTTAGAATTTTGTCAGAAAAATTAAGTACTGCCCGTGATATGGTAGATGCAAAAATGTTTTCTAAAGATTGGGTATACGATAAAATATTTGGTCTTGCTGAAGATGAAGTCAACGAAATTAGAAGTAATTTTGTTGATGATGCAAAAGAATATTATAGATTAGAAAGCATTCAAAACGAAGGAAACGATCCTGCTGACCCAAATCAACCAGATGAAGGAGGAGGAGATGATGAAGGTTGGGGATTTGGTGAGTTTGATAAAATGACAGACGAAGAAAAAAAAGCAGTTCATAAACGAAAAAAAGAAGAAAAGAAACACAAAAATGCAGGAAATAAATATGATCACCCGGATGACAAGCCGTTCGGCCGTGATTCCCTTGGGGCAGATGAACGAAGAAATAACGGCCGGGATTGGGGAGATAGTCCTTTAAAATTAGAAACGGATTTGTCAAAACTTGACAAATTTCTTACAAACAAGCAAAAAGTTTCATATAAAAAGCCTACCGAAATGACTAAATTAATCTGCGAAGACGATCTAAGTGCAAATGCATCTTCAACCAAAACTACACCAAGTTATTTAGACGATACAAACATAATAGAAAAATAATTAGTTAAAATCTATTTTATATTTATATTTATACTCGTATATATACATAAGCAAGCATTAGTGTGAAAAAATTAAAACATAGTAAATACAAAAATACTGGAATATTATTTGAGTTATTGGTACGACAAATAACGGCTGACGTACTCGATGGCAATGATACGACATCTGCGAATAAATTGTTAAAAAAACATTTTGCAGAAAATACAAGTTTAGGAAAAGAACAAAGACTATATCAGTTATTGGTTGAAGAAACTACATCTGATAAATCTCGTGCCGAGTCTTTACTGGATGCAGTTACTCGTAATTATAAAAAGTTATCAACAAAAGAACTTGCTTCTGCTAGATATGAGTTGGTAAAAGATATAAAAGAATCATATCCAATAAATGATTTATTTCGTGCCAAAATTAAAAACTACAAAACATATGCAAGTATTTTTAAATTGTTTGAAAGTTATAATCCAACTGTATATTGTGATCCTACGGAGATAATAGAGTCAACTGATACTATAATTGGAAACTTATGTACCTCTCAGTCAAACAAAAATGAAGTAGCTGATGTAAACGAGTACGAAAAGCAAAACGAAGATCTCAGGTTAATCACATATAAGTTGCTCGTAGATAATTTTAATAAAAAATATAGTGCATTGAATGAATCTCAACAAACACTTCTTAAAAACTACATCAATAACATTTCAAATACAAACAGTTTACGAGAATATATAAACAACCAAGTTCCGTTAATTAAAACAGAGATTGAAAAATATTCTAAATTTGTAGATGATGATGTTGTAAAAATTAAGTTAAATGAAGTAGTTTCTCAGTTAGATAAAACAACCGAAGGTAAAGTTGTCAAAGATTCACAGGTATCCACGTTGTTAATGAGTTATGAGTTAGTCAAGGAACTTAAACGACATGCAGACATTGGAAAATAAACTTAGGTCTGTAATTAGAGATATTCTCCGAGAAATTATAGAAGAATACTCAGACATCACTGAAATAAACACAACTGCCAATATAGATGGATATCAAACTCCACACGCGTTTAGTGGTGATGATGATGACGAAGAATCTCACACAAAAAAAATAAAATCAAGAGCAGAGGTATTTGATTTTAAATCTATTAAAAATAAAAAAGAAAATACGGTAAGTATTTCGGAAGGTAAAAGTTTATTTCATCTGTATCGTGATTCAAGTGATTACACATCCGAGCAAAAACTTGGCATCACCGTACGTGAAATAAATAAACTTTTGAGTGAGATAGATAAACTCGCTACCGTTTCATCACGATTCAAGTTGGAAAAAAACGTAAATAATGAAAAAATGTGGAAAACAACCAACCGATATTTAATGAAACTTGATGAAAAAATAAAAAGAATTTCAACTAAAATAAAAGAACTGAGGTAACCGTTATGAAAAATTGTACACGACTAGATGTAGTAACTGCTAATATTAGAGAAGAAGATGATAATATAAAACCAAAACCACCTTCGCAAAAAAGGTCAGATCATATCTGGAATCTTAGAAAAAACTCCATGCCAAGTGAAGAGTGGTATGTCTCAGATCAATCCTTGAAAATATCAGAAAGTATAGGAGGTGGTGAGTCAAACTTAGATGTCAGTATAGTTTATGAAAAGAAAATACAAAAATTCATAAGTAAAATAGAGTTTGATTTAAATCAGACTGGAGAAAAGCAGCCAAGTAAACTGTCTGATAAGGTAATATCAGAGTTAAATGATTTATCGTCTGCGGCCAGTGAACTTGCCCGTAGGTTATCTAAGACGAATACTTCAGGTGATTCGGTAGAAGATGTTCATGTAGAACTACCCTCTGAAATTTCTGATGAGTGATCCGAGTATAGAAAAATATAAGTCTGCACTTACAAACCTCGGTGTGGCAGTTAAGTCTGCACACAAAACGAAAGAAGGAAAACAATTGTCTTCTGATTACTGGATGGATGTCATTAAGATGTTAAAAAAAGCAAAACTCGGAATATCAATGATGGAACTTGGAATTGATGATGAATCAGAAATATCAACTACACATGATACCTCACCTGATTCCGAGTCTAACGCAGATGATCCGAATACACCTTCAGAATCTCCACCTGATGCTACTGACAATTCCGATAAGAACACCGATTCAAAGTTGGCTGCAATTGGTTTAAAGAACGAATCGCATCAAAACAAACAATTTTATGACACAATGAACCACCTTGGTATATTATTATCAGAGCAGTTTGGTGAAATTAAAAAAGACGGTGCCAAATATAGTGTGGACATTGATAGTCGTAAGTTTACAATAAAGTTTGACGATAAGTTTTTTATGGTCACCGAAGACTATAATTTTGAACTAGGTGGTACGGAAGATATTCAGAAAGTGGTTGATACATTCACTAAATTATCGTTAGTATCACATGAAGAACTCGTAAGTGAATACAACAAAGACTTGGTTTAAGGGTTATTTCATTAAAAAAAATAAATAAATCAGGATACATATATACTTATTTATATTAACATGGCAAAAAAAGTAATAGTATCCACCCTACCCTTCGAATTTAGTCCTGAGCAGATAAATGAAAGCATAGAAAAAAATTCTGGAAAACTGGTTGTAAGAGGAATTCTTCAGAAAGCAGTGGAACAAAACCAAAACGGAAGAGTTTACACACGATCTTTATTAGAACGAGAGGCGGGTAAATATCAGGAACTGATTGATGATCGTAGAGCTCTAGGAGAACTCGACCATCCCGAAAGTAGTGTTGTTAACTTGCAAAATGTAAGTCATAATGTTACTAAAATGTGGTGGGAGGGTGATGATTTAATTGGAAATGTAGAAGTATTGGGAACTCCGTCTGGTAATATTTTAAAAGAATTATTTAAGTCTGGCATCACACTTGGTATAAGTTCACGTGGAATGGGAACAACTCGCGAGAGTGAAGGAAAAACACTTGTAAACGATGATTTTGAATTGGTGGCATTTGATTTTGTTAGCAATCCGTCAACACGAGGTGCATTTCTTGAACCAGTTAATTTAAATGAATCAGTTTCATACGACAAAAAAATTGTAACATCTGGTCGTGTTTGTACACAATATTGTAAAGTAGAAGGAATTGTTCACGAAATATTAGGTGAAATCGGAGAAATGTAATGGACAAAGATATTTCTAAGTTAATAAAATCAACCATTTTAGAAGTTCTAAAAGAAGAGAAGCAAAAGCAACTTAATGAATTCAATTCATCAACGGGTAGGTTTGAGGATGAAGGTCTGTCATCTGAGCAAAAAAAGTTAACATCTGAAAAAATTTCTAAATTTGGAAATTATCAATCATATATCACCCACGAAGCAAAAGATACGGACATAGCAGAGGATATATGCAATATCGTTGAAAATGCGTCTAAGTATATTCTCAATGAAACAGATGATTGGTTTGATGCAATGAGTGTAAAACGTAATCTAAAAGAAATCAAAACTCTTGCTAAAGAATTTCACAAAACTGCAAACGAAAGACAAGTATACACACAACGTATGCAAAGTTTGTATGAAGATATGGGCAATATCCTAAACAGATACTTTGAAATAAACGGAGAAATTACCGATGAACAGAAGTGAACTTAAAAAATATGTAACAAAGATTCTGCTTGAAAAACTAAACCAGACACCAAGTGTACATGGTAAACTTGTTAAAAAAACACTTAGCTATCGTGGTGTGGTGAGAGAATGTGTTGTAAGTGGAACAATCGAAGATGCAAACTCATATGCAAATGAACACAATTTATCATTTAGTATTTCCGAAGATTCTCATTTTGGGGGTCATTATATAGATGAAATGACTTCATATGAATTTCAGCCAAATCCTGAGTTTTATGGAGAAATGATGGAGACATCTATGTCGGCACGAGAACAACTTTCCAGAATTTGTGGAACAAACGATCAAGTACTTACAGAAGTTGATGCACAAAATACAGAAAAGTTAGTTGAGTTTATTTATACAAATGAATCTTTTTATAAAGAACGAACAAATTTGGTATTTGAGTTGATTGAAACCAAAGTTGAAAATAGATTACACGACAGAACTCAATTTAAAAAGTTATTCGAGTATTTGGTAAAACAATCATGTTTATTGTATACAGATGATAACATTGAATTATCTGAATCAGAACTTGAATATGCCACTAATCTAATATCTAAACGATTTTTTGACAATTATGCATCGGGTAACGAGACCGAGGTTGAAGAAAACACTATATGTGGAAAAAAAACATTTAAAACAGGAAGTGCATTTGAGAATATGCAAAGAATAGTATCAGGACACAATATGTTCCTATAAGGAAATCTAAATATGAAAATTACAAAAAAAGAACTAAGAGAAGTTATTCAAGAGGTCGCAGACGAACTTGGGTTATTTGAAGGTTTAACTAAAGCACAAGAAAAACTACCAGAACCACTTAAAAAAGCAATTCTTAAAAAACAAGAGCAAGACGGAGTTTCTGATGATTCGGATGACGAAAATATCACTGAAGGAAATGCATGGGGTCTCGCAATTAAAAAAGCAAGAGAAGAAAATCTCAAGGAATTTGAATTCAAAGGAAAGAAATACAAATTAACTGAAAAGAAAAAGAAAGTTAACGAAGAAACTGAATCCGAAGATACTGATGAGTTTGTGGGTGATGTTGAAGACGAAGTGGAAGAAGGAAACACATTCGGTGCAGCTGTCACAAAAGCAAAAGAAGACGGAGAAAAAGAATTCGAAGTTGACGGAAAAACTTACAAGGTGACTGAAGATTGGTCAAAAATAACAGAAGTAGAATGCTCAAACTGTGGCCAAGACCCGTGTGTAGATGAATCAAGTTGCTCGGAAGAGATTGAGGACGAAGACGAAGTAGAAGAAGGAAACGCATTCGGTGCAGCTGTCACAAAAGCAAAAGAAGACGGAGAAAAAGAATTCGAAGTTGATGGAAAAACTTACAAAGTGACCGAAGATTGGTCGAAGGTAACATTAGCAGAGAAACTTGATAGAATTCTTGGAAATAAACGAGTTTTGTAAAAAAATAAACTTAAAAACAACTTAAAATACAAAAAAAAGGAAGATTTCTTCCTTTTTTTTATAAATTTTTATATATTTTAGGATATAAGTATATATTTATTATTCAAAATGTTTTCACTTTATTGAAAACCATATTAAAGGTTTTAATTATTTGAAGTCCCACTAAAATGACTTTACCAAACTAAACATAAGAAGGATAATTAACCATGAGTAAATTACTTAAAGAAGCTATTGCCGATGCGAAAGCAGTTCGCGAGACAGCTCTTGCCAATGCAAGACTTGCACTCGAAGAAGCATTCGCACCACGTTTGCAAAGTATGCTTACCAAGAAACTCAAGGAAGAAGAACTTGACTTAGAAGACGAAGAATTAGAAGATGAAGTTTCTGATGAAGTTGAAGAAGGTTCTTACTCCGAGGATGACGAGGAAGTAGACGATGTAGTTGCTGACGAAGAAACTGATGCTGAAGAAGCACCGGTAGAAGAACCAGCAGAAGACGAAGATGAAATTGCCACCGAGGATGATCTTGAAGCAGACGTGTCTGCTGATGAAGAAGACTTGGGTGCTGACCTTGATGTAGATGTATCTGCTGACGAGGATGAAGTTACCGCTGAGGATGATCTTGAAGCGGAATTGTCACTTGATGACGAGGAAGAAGAAATTGAAGAAGATTCATTTGATTTAGAGTCTATCATAAAAGAACTTGAACAAGAACTTGATGAAGACATTGAAGATGAATCTGAAGAATCTGAAGAATCTGAAGAACTTGAAGAAAAAGTAGATTGCTATTCGGAAGAAGATGCAGAAGACTATGAAGAAGTTTCTGAAGAAAAAACTGAAGAAGTTGACGAAGATATTGATTTAGAAATCGTTGAAGATAACGAAGAAGAACCAGTAGCAGAAACAACTGAAGAAGAACCGGTAGCAGAAGAAGAATCAATTGAGGAAGATGAAGAAATCAACCTTGAAGAAATTCTTAAAGAACTTGAAGAGGAATCTTCAATTGAAGAAGAAGAAACATCGGAATTGGCAGAACTTAAAACTGCAAACGAACAGCTTCAAAAAGAAAATGATGAATACCGCAAAGTTTACAAATTTTTGCGAGGTAAGTTAAATGAAGTTAATCTTCTTAATGCAAAACTGCTTTATACAAATAAATTGTTCAAAGCACACGTATTAAACGAAGATCAAAAGTTAAAAGTCGTAGAAAGTTTTGACCTCACGAAGAATGTTCGTGAAGCAAAATTGGTATACGCAACCCTTGGTGAGAGTTTTTCAACTCGGACACCCAAAGTAAAGGAAGAAATCAAGTCTGCTCCTAAAAAAGCAAAAACTGAAAAGAATCCTCTTACAGAAGGAATTGCATCCAAGGCAATCAAATCAACAAAACCCTCCAAGAAGATTTTATCAGAAGGCAACGATCTTGCTGACCGATTCAAGAAACTTGCAGGTATACAATCATAACAAAATCTAAAATATAGGAAAACTTATAATGAGTGAAATTAGTAAATTATTAAAGGAAAGTCACAATCCTCAACAACGTCTTATGGCAGAAACCCGTGGTTTGGTAACAAAATGGGAAAAAACCGGACTTCTTGAAGGAATTTCGACTGACACAGAAAAGAGTGGTATGTCCATTCTTTTAGAAAATCAAGCAAAGCAATTGATCGATGAAGCATCACGCACAGGAATCGATAGTGGTTCTGAAGAATGGAGTGGAGTAGCACTTCCTCTTGTACGTCGTGTGTTCGCAGAAATCGCATCAAAGGAATTCGTTTCCGTTCAACCAATGAATCTTCCATCCGGATTGATCTTTTACTTAGACTTTAAGTATGGAACAGGTCAATCACTTCAAGGATCAGGAAGTCTTTTCGGTGGAACTGGAGACACAAAGTCAACTGACGAAGCAACAGGTGGTCTTTATGGTGAAGGTCGTCATGGTTATTCAATCAATGATGTTAAAGTTTCCATTTCCAGTGGTGCAACTTGGCAATCAGTCGCCGTAGATTCAGCTGGTGCAGTTGACGGAGATCCAGACGGAGTTCGTGCATTTAAAGTTGTAGGTGCATCTCCTGCAAAAGAAGCTCTTGATGCTGACGGAAAAGCACAACAAGCCGGAACATTGCATTACCACAGAGCAACAACTGCTACAACACGTGGTGACTTTGAAGCAGCTGCTGATGCTACCTCAGGTGCAGTTACAGGATCGCAAGATGCTGGAATTCCAGAAGTCAACTTGGAACTCAAAAGTGAACCAATCGTTGCAAAGACACGTAAGTTGAAAGCAGTATGGACACCAGAGTTGGCACAAGACCTTAACGCATATCATAGTATTGACGCAGAAGCAGAATTGACTTCTCTTCTTTCCGAGTACGTTTCAATGGAAATTGATTTGGAAATTCTCGATATGCTTCTTACACAAGCAGGAACAATTGATCCAATCGCCTTTAAGGCAAACAACACTGGTGCAGATGCCGTTGCTTTGACAGGTGGTGAAACGCAGGGATCATACTTCCAACGTCTCGGCACGAAGATCCAAAAGATGAGTAACAAAATTCATCAATTGACACTTCGTGGTGGTGCAAACTTCTTGGTTTGTTCTCCATCAGTTGCTACAATTCTTGAAAGTATCCCAGGATACGCAGCTGACACAGACGGAAATCAGTCTCAGTTCGCAATGGGTGTTACCAAGGTTGGTGCATTAAACAATCGTTTCCAAGTTTACAAGAACCCATACATGACAAGTGGTGACGTTCTCGTTGGATTCCGTGGAACAAACTTCCTTGAAACAGGTGCAGTTTATTCTCCGTACATTCCGTTGATCCAAACTCCTTTGGTATACGATCCGGTCAACTTTACTCCACGTCGTGGTGTAATGACCCGTTATGCCAAGAAGATGGTTCGTCCAGAATTCTACGGAAAAATCTCCGTTACAGGTGCTGATCTTATCTAATCTGATCGGAATAACACAAAATTTAAGAGGGGTTCTTTTGAACCCCTCTTTTATTTTATAACGATTAGTGACACAACAATATATTTATAGACATGGTAGACGAAGAAAACGATAATAACAGTGAACTTGAAAGAGTTAGATGGGAAGGTGAAGTATCATCTCCAGTTGGAAAAACTCCTTTTGGTTTTTTTGACACAGACACAGACTTTGTTTCTTTTGCTCCACGAGCAGCTGATTGGGCTGCGAGACGATTGGGATATCCAATTGTTGATATAGAAATGATTGATATGCAGTTTTATGCTTGTTTAGAAGAATCAGTTTCTGAATATAGTGCTCAAATAAATCAGTTCTCTATAAAACAAAATATGTACAGTTTAAAAGGAACTTCAACCAGTGTTAATTTAACTACATCAATACTTCAAACACAACCTCTTCCGTTTTATTTAAAACTATCAGAGGCATACGGTGCAGAAGTAGGTGCTGGTGGAAATGTAGATTGGAGAAAGGCCAGTTTACAAATAAAATCAGGAGTGCAAACATATGACTTACAAGGTTTATTTAATCAATATTATATTGATCCAAAAACTGGTGAGAAAAAAATAGAAAGAATTGAAGTTAAACGAATTTGGCACAACCCACCACCTGCACTAAATAGAATTTACGACCCGATGTCAAATTCTGGTATGTCACATTCAAATTTATTAAATGAGTTTAATTGGGGAGGAATGTCTCCGATAGGAACTCAATTTTTACTTCGTCCGGTAAACGAAGATTTAATGAGGTTGCAGGCAATTGAATTTAATGAAATGGTGCGAAAAAGTGCGTATGGATTTGAAGTGATAAATAATAAATTGACTATATTACCAGTTCCACAAAAAGATTTTACGTTGTGGTTTGATTATGTATATAAACGAGAACGAGATATAGCAGCGGTTCAAGGATATGTAGATGCCGATGAATTCAATACAATGCCAAAAACACAAACCCAAGTTTCGGAAGAAACCACACAGCAGGTTGTATCAACCGAAACTACAAACGGTCTCAATGACGGAACTCCGAAGAATGTAAATGATGATACAGAATCAGATGCATTCCCCAAACGACCGTATGGAGGTTCACAGACATCCGTGACCGATGTAAGTAATGTTCCGTATCAATTTCATAGTTTCTCTACAATTAACGATGTGGGTAAACGTTGGATTATGAAATACTATTTGTCGTTGTGTAAAGAATTACTTGGGGCTATTCGATCAAAATACCAAAGTATTCCTATTCCAGGAGGAGAAACATCATTGGACGGAGATGCATTGCGTTCAGAGGCACAACAAGAAAAAGAGCAACTTGTTACTGAGTTAAGAGAAGATTTAGAGGTCACGAGTCGCAGTACAACGAGTGAACAACTAAATCAAGTATCTGACAATTTACAAGAAAACTTGAGAAAGGTCCCAAATTTCTTATACGTAGGTTAAGATGGATTCATTCGGAAGATATTACAGCAGACGTGATGTTAGACTTATGAATAGTATCAATGGAGAGTTGATGCGTGATATAATTGAACAAACGGTTGTTATATATAAAATAAATCCAAACGAAACCCAAACCAATGTTTACGATGAGGCAATAACAAAGTATTATTACTCAGGAGTAGAAACAACTTGCTTAGTAGAAACCGACCCACAAAGTACTTTATACGAAGGATTTGGTCCTGATGTTAAAAAGGGAACACTATTTAGATTTCATCAAAAATTATGTGAGATAAAAGAAGTTTATCCCGAGGTGGGTGATATAGTTGCATGGGAACGTGCATACTTTGAATTGTCAAATATAGTTGAAAATCAATTTTTAGGTGGTCAACCAGAGAAAAATTATAGTTTAATTTGCAACGCACATATGACTCGTTTGAGTAAACTCAACATTACAGAGAGGCAACGATAGTGGACTATAAAAATGTAAGCAATCCGTTTATTACTCTTAAAAAATTAGGTGGAGATGGGATTGAAAAAGAATTCAAGGCACAACTTAACACAGTACCACCTGGTATAGATTATGATGATTCTAGGTCTGGTATGAAAAAACCTGATCACGCTTTAAAGTCTGATAATCGTGCTTTGAAAACAAAGGCCAGTGATAATGATGGTTCATTTAAAAAATATTCGGTTACGTTGACCGATGTAGATAATGTATTGTATGAGTATTTTACTAAAGTAATTGACCCACAAGTAGTTGGTCCGGACGGGGATGCGATTCAAGTTCCGGTGCGACACGCTTCTCCGGAAAGATGGGCAGCTATACAGCGAGATGGAGTGTTGAGAGATAGAAAGGGTCAGTTACAAAGACCCATGATTATATTCACTCGGTCAGGATTAGAAAAAAACAATGAACTTGTTACATTTAATAAATACTTGACAATGCCATTCGTTAAAAAGTTTGATAAGTATAATATGTACGACAAGTTTAGTGCAATGTCAGGAATTAAACCATCATACGAAATTCATAATATAACATTTCCTGACCACGTTGTGCTATCATATGAATTTACTATAATTACAGAATTTGTAGAGCAAATGAACTCGGTTGTTGAAACAATAAACTTCGCAAGTGATGATTACTGGGGTGACCCAAAAAGATTTAAATTTAGAGCATCAGTTCAGAATTTTTCAAATACAATTGAAGTACCAAGTGACGATGACAGAATCGTGAGTACCTCATTTTCACTAACTGTAAATGCACATTTACTTCCTGAAATATTTGATAGTAAGACGACTACTCAGCGGGGTTTAAGCAAACGAAAGGCTGTATTCAACTGGGAAGGTGTCAGTGAGTCCACGGATGGTCATATAGAAAAACTACCGTGTTCACTAAATTCTTTTATACTGCACAGAAAGCAGAGAATTTTATATTTAAATGATTCTTCTGTAAATTATAGAATAGAAACTTGGAACGATGAAAGTTATTACGAAATTTCTTTGCTGGACGAAGAGTTTTGTATTTCATTTGAGGTATCTGATGAGGGAGACGAATATATTATGTGGGATATAAAAAATAAACCACATAGACTGAATTGTGGTGATACGTTTGAAGTGCAGTTATCTGGTAAACACAATGCAATATTAAAGGTCAGTGAACATACTTCTATGTTATTGGAAATATATTTTACGAAATAAATTGATTTATCTTTAAAATAAGTGTATCATTTATTTATGAAAAAAGAAAACAACTTAACAGACGATGAACTGTCAGAAATATCCAAACTCAATAGAGAGTATCAATCTGTTGTATTTTCCATAGGAGAACTTGGATTAAAGAAAACACAATTGCAAAAAGAACTGAATCGAATTAACGAAGATGAATCAGAACTATTAGATATATTTGATACGATGAAAACAAAAGAATCTGATTTTATAACTAGACTTGAATCAAAATATGGTTCAGGTAGTTTAGATGCCACATCCGGAAAATATATTTCAGTTTAATTCCAAAAAAAAATAGTAAATATAAGTTTTTGAGATTTTTTTCTAATATTTATGAAAAAAGTCAACAACAAGATTTTTCGTATATTATAACCCATAAATTAAAAATAGGAGACAACCCAAGATGGCAGAAAGAGTAGTAAGCCCAGCAGTATTTACCAACGAGGTAGATCAATCGTTCCTTGCCCAAGGAATATCCCAGATAGGTGGAGCAATTGTAGGTCCGTTTGATCGAGGCCCGGCATTTTCCCCAACCGTAGTAAGATCTCAAGCACAACTTGAAGATTTATTCGGAGCACCTGACGGAAAATATTATCAACCTTGGGTGGCACGTGAGTATTTAAAGCACCAAGGTGTAGTTACCATCGTAAGAGTTGGTTCACTTGGAGGTTATGTTCAGGACAATCCGGCCGTAATTAAAGCAACGGTTCAGGTTGATTCCGGTACATATGAAGCAGGTGATGAATTTGTCATCGGTATTCTTGCGAATACATACAGAAACACCGATTCCGATGTTAAATATGACGGATTTCCGAATGCAGTCATCACAGATGGCACTATTGGAGTCGACAAATCGACTGCAACAATTTCAATCGATGATTCGGATTCAACGGAGATGCTATCCAATGAGTTTTCAATTGATCCGTCGAGTCCGGATAGCATTCACAATATATTTGGCAGAGCAGCTCAGAAAAATTCCAAAAGTGCATATCTGTACTCATATTTTGAAGATACAGCTCGTGAAGTTTACGAGGCAGCCGAAGGAGGTTTGGAGTTTCAACTTAGTATAGATGCTTCAAGCACAGGTGACGATTCTCCGATGAACTTTGACGAAGTAGAAATTTCAGAAGCTACTACACCTATGATACAATCTCAACTCATAAGTGGTGCTAGGTATGATTTGTTTAAAGTTGTTACACGCAACATGGGAACACTTGCAAATAAAGAAATTAAAATTGGTATGTATAATATCAAAACTCCTGGATCACTACAAGGTACAGACTATGGAACATTCAGTTTGATCGTAAGACGATTTGGTGACAACGATAAAAACCAAGAAGTTTTGGAAAATTATGACAACCTTACTTTAGACCCAACGAGTCCTCAGTACCTCCCACGTGTCATTGGTGATCGTAGAGTTGAAGTTAATTCTGCCGGTAAAATCATAGAACATGGTGACTATGGAAATCAAAGTAATTGGATTCGTATTCAGATGCCAGAAGATGCATATGCACCTGCAAACGCAATGCCATATGGTTACGGTCCTTATATGTCTCCACTTTCTGGTATTAATGTTCCAGAACCTGCATGGAGTTATGCTTCCCACTATAAGAAGAATTCAGGTCGTTATTTCAACGGAACTGTTTTCAACGAAGAAAGTCCAGACGGTTTGTTAAAAGTACCTCAATCGTCACGGAACACAATGGAATTGTTTAAACCGATTCCACCGAGAGCAGGTACTGCTGGAAATGGGTTCTTTTTGGACGAATCAGGTACATATACAAGTCTTGATCCAATTCCTGGACTAGAAGAGTCAGATTATGTAGCTCATAGTACACCGGGTATTGATTCTCATATGGGTAATTCAAGTGACTATGATAATGTTCGTAAACGAAGATTTCTAGTTGGTTTTCAGGGTGGATTTGACGGAAAGTCACCAACTCACCCAATTCGTTTAGGTGCAGATATAACAAACACGAATGTCCAAGGTCTCAATTGCAGTGATCCTGCAAGTGAGGGTACTCAGGGTTACATTAAAGCATTCTCTGCTCTTAGTAACCAAGATGAGTTTGACATCAACTTACTTGTAACTCCTGGATTGTCATTGGATTTACACAGAAATGTTATAAATCGTGGTGTTGACCTATGTGAGACACGTGAAGATACATTCTACATTCTTGATGCTGTAGGTGCGGCCAAGAATCCTGGTGGAGTTAGTTCTGCCGTAACTGAAGTATCTACACTTGATTCTAACTATGCGGCCACATACTATCCGTGGGTCAAGGTCATTGATCCTGCCACAAATAGAATTATGCCATTCCCACCAAGTGCGGTTATGCCAGCAGTATTCGCTGCAAACGATAAGGTTTCGGCCGAGTGGTTTGCACCTGCAGGATTGAATCGTGGTGGAATAGAAAAGGCCGTTGGTGTTATGGATCGTCTTAACTTCGCAGAAAGAGATGAACTTTATGAAGGTAAGGTAAATCCGATTGCCGCTTTTCCTGGTCAAGGAATTGTTGCGTTTGGTCAGAAAACTCTTCAACGTCGTTCATCAGCACTTGACAGAATCAATGTACGTCGTTTGATGATTGCTCTTAAGAAGTTTATTGCAAGTACCGCAAGGTTCTTGATCTTCGAACAAAACGTAACTGCTACGAGAAATCGTTTTCTTGGTATAGTAAACCCATACCTTGAAAGTGTTCAACAAAGAAATGGTTTGTATGCTTATCGTGTAGTAATGGACGAATCAAATAATACACCTGATCTTATCGACAGAAACATTCTGTATGGTCAAGTGTTCTTGCAACCTGCAAAGGCAATTGAGTTTGTTATTCTTGATTTCAATCTTACACCAACTGGTGCAAGTTTTGAGGGGTAACTCACAAAAAATTGTTTAAATTTAAAAGACCCTCACTTTGGTGGGGGTCTTTTTTGCATTGGTATATATTTATTAAAGGTATGCCGGAAATAAAATTAACAGAGATATTAATTGAACTTCAATACGATGAGTTTGTTTCATTTGTTAACAGGTACAAGTTAAACGAACAATATCATGTTGTAAACGAAATTGTTATACCATCAAGACTCAAAAAGATTTGGGGGTTCATTAAAGAACTTGGTAAAAAAGTATCTTTAAAGATGGTTGATCTAGTAAAACTATTTTTGAATAAAACAGTATTCAAGTTTTTTGCTAAAATAAAGTTTAGCATGGAATGGTTGTTTAAACTCGTTAAGAAGGGATTTAAAGCATATAAAGATGTAATAAAGGCAATTGGTGAATATCTCGCAAGTACCAAGGTAGGAAAGTGGACGGAAGATAAACTTAAAGATTTAGATGCATTTTTGGCCAAGCATCCTAAGACTAAAAGAATTGCAGGTATGGCAGTTGCTGGTGTATTGATTTACATTTGGTTAAATATGACATTCACGGGTAACGCAGACTACGACTTTGACATGACTGATATGATTCTTGCCCTTGGTGGTGGGTTTACTTTATCAACATTATTTGCAGGACCTGAAGGAATGGCACTATTAACATTGTTCGCAACTGGTGTCATTGGATTATCGTTTCCTTGGCCCGGTCCACAACATTTCCAGTTTATAGGAGCTGTGTTATATGGTTCGGCAAAATTGGTAGGAAAAAAATTAAGGAAAGATAAATAAATATATTTTTTAATGTGTTGTATATTTATTAAGGTTAGACGACCACATTTTTTTAAAAAAAAAGATTTTTTGGAAATTTAAAAACATATTTATGACAAGATAAACTTAATAAAACTGGAGACAATAATACTATGGCAGACTTAATCAACGCAAATGAAATGTTCTTTACTGCATTTGAACCGAAGACTTCTAATCGCTTCATTATGTATGTAGACGGAATTCCCGCTTATTTGGTAAAGGGTATGTCCCGACCAACATTAGCAATCGATGTTAACACACTCGATCACATTAATATCAAACGCAAAGTTCGTGCTGGTAAAGCAGAATGGCAAGATATTACAATGACACTTTACGATCCAGTTGTACCAAGTGCGGCTCAAGCAACAATGGAATGGGTTCGTCTTTCACATGAATCAGTTACCGGAAGAAACGGATATGCTGACTTCTATAAGAAAGACCTTGTTTTCAATATGCTTGGTCCTGTTGGAGACAAAGTTGAAGAGTGGAAAATCAAAGGTGCATTCATTAACAATGCAACATTTGGTACTCTTGACTGGTCAACTGGTGATCCAATGACCGTTGAATTGACACTTTCTTACGATTACGCAATTCTCCAGTACTAATCAATTAGTTCCAGTTTTTAAAAAAAAAAACTTCCTCCGGGAAGTTTTTTTTTGTTTGTATATATTTATCAATATAATGAAGTCTGAAAAATTAAAAACACAAATACTTGATATTTTTGAAGAAATACAAACGGATAAGCAAGTAGAACTACAACTTGAGGGATTGAGTGGTGCATACGCAAAACTTGCCAAATTTTTGCTTCAGCAAGTAAAAGTTGGAAAGTTTCTAAGAAACTACGACATAGACGATTCATCGGGTAGAATGGTATTCCAAACCGGAAGTGGTAAGAAAATAGTTTTCAATGACATGAAACTTGGTGTTACTGCAAATAAGACTTGGAAAGGAAGAAAAGACAACGAGTTTTTTGATTATACGGATCACAAAAAAATATTAAGTTTTTCTCTTGCAGATATTTAATAAATAAAATATCACAATTATTGAAATAAAATATTTGACATCAAATATATATTTATATACATTATATGTGTATATTAAAATTTAAAAAGTTACAACTATGGCAGAAGACAATCCACAATTACCACCAGAAGTGCAACAAGCACTTAAAAATGATGCAGCTAAGTCAGCATCAACTCAAAAAACGCAACGGACTCAGCAAGAACCAACTGCGTCTCATCAAACTGATCAAGTTCAGACTGTTCAGTATCCAAGTGAGGTGGTGGATCTCCCAAGTCAGGGTTGGTTTTACGACCCCACTTCTCCACTTGCAAGTGGTAAAGTTGATATTAAGTACATGACTGCAAAAGAAGAAGATATTCTAACAAGTCAAAATTTGATTAAGAAAGGTGTCGTACTTGATAAGTTGCTTGAGCAACTCATTGTATCACCTGGTGTAAAACTTGATGATATTCTCACCGGTGATAAAAATGCAATTTTTATCGCTGCTCGTATTCTTGCATATGGTAAAGACTACAAAATAAAATTTAAAGACCCATCGAATAACGAAGATGTAGAAGATATTGTTGATCTAACAAAATTAGAAAATAAAGAATTTGACTTTGATGCGTATGATCGTGGTCAAAATTTGTTTGAATTTGAACTTCCGTTCAGTAAGAGAAAGATACATTGGAGTATGCTTACCCATGCAGATGAACGAACCATCGACCAAGAGTTAAAGTCAATGAAAAAGTTTTCACGTGACAAAAATCAATCAAGTGAGGTTACAACTCGTTTAAAGTATGTAATTAAAGCACTTGACGGAAACGAAGATAAAGCTGCGATCAAGAAGTTTGTAGATACAGAACTACTTGCAAGAGATAGTCTTGCATTTAGAAATTACGTTAAGAAAAATACTCCTGACATTGATTTAACTTTTAACTTTGAATCGGAAGAAACCGGATATACCGAAAGGATGAATCTACCCCTTGGGGTAGACTTTTTTTACCCTTCCGCCCGAGTATAAAGTCTCTTTGCACGAAGAGATTTTTAATCTCTCTTATTACAGTCAAGGAGCATTTTCTCAGGATATTGTATATAACCTACCAATTTATCTGCGTAGGTTTTATGCAAGAAAACTTGTAGACGTAAAAAACAAAGAAAACGAACAAGTGAAGAAAGCACGACAAGACGCAAAGACAAAGTCTGCAAGTAAACCTTCAAAACGGTCTTACAAATAAACAAGTTTTTCGGTTTAAATATAACAACTAATATAAATTAGTTGTGAAGCAAAATCATGTTAATTCATATTTATATGCGTATATCTGTATATAAAGGAATTTTACATTATGAAAAAAACAATCAAGAACAATGAATCTAAGAAACTTGTAACTGAATTTATTGCCAAGTTTGCAAAGGCACTGATGGGTAGTAAAGCAAAAACTCTTGCTAAAACTATGTCCAAAGATCCTGGATTAAAAGATGCGTTTGAACGATACGCAAGAGAATCGTTAAGATTTCAAAAGCATATTGAAAAAGATTACGGAGCAACTGATCCAGACGAGCTTGTAAAAAACTTGGAAAGATCACGAAAAAAATATTCAGAGGAATAAGAAATGCCTCCTGAATCACCAGTTAATGAAGATGAATTAAATGAGCTTCTTGAGCAATTCAAAGAAGCAAATGGTACTCTGTACCAAGAACTCATTTCAATAACAGGAGCGAATTCAGAAACTCTAAAAAACTTTATATCACACATCGCAAAAAACGAAAATCTAAATGCCGAAGCAATAAAAAAGATTTTAACTGCAAATTCTGACTCTGATCAAGACTTACAAAACTATTTAGATAACTTTTTAAGTGGATTTGAAAAAGTAACGAATAGTTCACACGATCAAGTAAACAACATTATTTCTGGATTTTCTTCTCAATCTGCGATGTTTCAAAAAAATCTTGAAAAGATCCAAGCAAAAACTCAAGAACTTGGAAAAGCAACTGAACTTGGTATTGGTAACATACACAAGTTAATGACGAGTTTAACAAGCACATACGCAGCTATGGCACAAGCACAAGGTGATGTGATGAACACGGCTGTATATGATTCATCTGCTATGGATGGCAGAAGTGTTGAAGGTGAGTTGTTGGTAGAGTTATCGAATGTATCGGAATTTGACGGAGCAATAAATAAGTTCCAAGGCCAAATTCAAGATTTAAGTGGAGAACTTTTAAATGCAGGAAAATATTTGTCTGCTGTACAACGTACTCGTATTGAGAACACACGAAAAGAACTTTCTCTTGAACAAGGAATTCTCGAAGCAAGAAAATTATCAGCCGCAGTAACACAAGATGCGAATGGTAATTTCTTAGATTTAGAAAAAACCCTTGATAAAGCAACAAAACTTTCCGAAGAATTTAATAAGAATTTACGAGAAGGAAACTCACATTTAAATCGTCAACTTGACATAGGTAAAGAACTCGCAGTCTCACAACAACAGACATTTTCTGCTCAATATCTTTCAGGTGACCAAATAAGTAATAATGTTAAATCACTCCAACAGGTGAATAAAGAACTTGACGATAGATTATCCATTGCTGGTAAGACCATGTATCTGCAAAAAGAAATCGCTCAACAACAAAAATTTCAAGCAGAAAATGCACATAAGGTTGCAAAAGCACAAGAAGACCTTCCAAATTTACTAAATCGTCAAAAGCAAATAATGGATGAAATAGCAACTACATCTGATGTTACGAAAAAACTTGAATTAGAAAGTAATTTGTCGGATGTGCGAAATGATATACAAGGTGTAAATGCTTTGGTTGGTGAAATGGATGCGAGTAAGAAGGTGACCGTCCAACTTGAAGCACATACAAGAACGGTCGGAGAGACACGTGAGTCTACCCTAAGAGTTGGTGAACGAGAAGCACATAAAGTTGATATAACAGGAGAAATAGATGCTCTTAAAAAAGCAAACGAAGAACTTGAAAAAATTAAGACAGAAGGAACTACGAAGGATATTATTTCAAATGTATCTGGTGGAGCTTCAGGAATAGGAACTAGTCACATATCCACAGAACAACTGGAAGTACTTGAAAAAATTTCAGATAAACAAGATGTAGTTGCTCAGTTATCAGATATACAACGACAAAATCTTGAAAAAATAAAAGCACACCAAGAAGAAATTGCAAAAACTGATCAATTTATTACAGATGAAAAACAACATCAAGTTGCTCTTGCTGAAAAATCTGCTGGTTTAGCAAAAGAAGCAGCTGATGATAACGCAAAAAATTTACAAACTGCGGAAAAATTAACAGATCAACTTGCATCTGCACAAGAAGCACAGATTAAATCTAATACATTTGGAGTTTACTCAAACTCTGCGATAAAAGCATTAGACGGAATTGAAGAAAAAATATTAAGTACTGTTGATAAAATTCCGTTTTTTGGAAGTGCAATTAAAAGTCATCTTGAAAAACCACTACGAGATGTAAAAGATCAAATTGCTGAAGAATTTACAAATACATTCAATAGTGTTGCGGGTGAAATTCGTGATATTGCGGAAAAACAAGAACTTCAGATGCTTGTGCAAACAGAGACAGACCCAAGTAAACTTGATCAAATGAACAAACGTCTTTCGGAGTTGGACGATGTGGAAATAAAAACTCCATTTGAAGTAATGAGTGCTGGATTTGGTGATTTGGCAGGAAAAATACAAAATATTGCAGGTAGTTTAAAAACATTATTTAATCCTGCTATAATTGGTTTGGTTGCAATTGGTGGGTTATTATTGGCTGCTTTTAAAAGATTTACAAGTTTGGAGGGAGCAGCCGAAGACTTTAGAAGAGAAGTGGGTCTTGGTAGTGATCAAACTGCTGAAGTGGAAGCAATCGCAAGAAATGTAAACGCAGAGTTTCAAAAATTCGGAGTAAGTCTTGAAAAGTCGTTTGCAGCTGCGTCTGCGTTAACTGAGCAATTTGGAACATTGGTGGGTGCTACCCGTGAAAATGTTGAAATGGTTGGATTGATGTCTGCAAATCTTGGTGTTTCTGAAGCAAATGCGGCTGGTGCATTAGATATATTTACGCAAATAGGTGACGGAACAAGTGAAACTGCAAGAAACTCAATGGCACTTGCAACGGGAATGGCAAAAGCAGCGGGAGTTCCACTTGACAAAGTAATGGAAGATGTTGCGGGTGCATCAGACGAAACATTATCGTTGATACGAGGAAGCACAACCGAACTGATAAAGGCTGCGGTTGAAGCACGAAGATTAGGAACTAATTTAGAAACTTTAAGTGGAGCTGCAAGTAAGTTCCTTGATTTTGAAAGTAGTATAAATGCAGAAATGGAAGCATCTGTATTTGCAGGAAAAGCATTGAATTTTCAAAAAGCACGACAACTTGCTTTTGAAGGTGATTTGGTGGGAATGCAAAAAGAAGCAATGAATGTTATCAAGTCTGCTGGTGAATTTACGGAAATGAGTTATCATCAACAACAAAAACTTGCCGAAGCTGCTGGTATGACCGTTGGTGAAATCAACAAACAACTTACACGTGAACAACAACTTGAAGCAATGAAGCATGGAACTGCCGAGCAACAAGCAACATATAATCGTTATCTTGAAATGCAAAAAGAACTTGAAGATGGAAATACCAAGTCACTTGCCGATCAGGGAATGGAAATGATGAAACAAGAGTTAATGCAAAGTAAGTTAACTCAGATGAAAGAACGATTCAATGCGTTAATGGTACAACTTGGAGAAAAACTTCTTCCACTTGTTGAAATTGGATTTAGTATTCTTGTTCCGATTGTAAAGGTTCTATTTGAAGTTGCCAACTTATTGTTAATGCCATTTACATTATTGTCCGACGTGGTTCGTGCATTAACTGGAGATTTCAGTGGATTATCAGAAAGATTCGGTTCGTTTGGTAGTGTTGCTCATACCGTATTGGGTCTAATTCTTGGTGGCATATTATTGATTAAAACCAACTTCTTGGGACTCGGTGGGGCTATTAGTAGTGTAGGTTCTATGGTTAGTGGTTTATGGGGAACTATATCAGGAGGAGTTTCATCATTAGGACCTGCTTTGAGTGGAATGTTCTCCGGTGCATCAAGTGGAGTAAGTACACTAATGGAAGGAACAAAAAAGTTTTTTACATCTGCGATGGAAGGTGCATCGAGTCTTGGATCAAAATTAAAAGACTCACTTGGCAATTTATTTGGTGGTGGGGGAGGAGCAGGTCCTGGTGTAGATGACATCACGGATGTGGTACCTGATATAGACACACCCGATATTGACACGGGATCATTAGATCAATCGGGTGGTATTATAGATAAGTTTAATAGTATTGATATGATGCAAGCAATAAAAGGTGCAGGTGCTTTATTGATATTAGCAGGAGCATTATGGGTATCGGCAAAGGCATTTCAAGAATTTGGTAAAGTTACATGGGATGGTGTGCTAAAGGGTACGGTTGCACTTGGAGTTTTAGTGGGTGGACTTTATGCAATCGGAAAGGTAATGGATCAAAACGCAGATAAAATCCTAAAAGGTTCACTTGCAATCGCTGCAATAGGAGCTGCGTTGCTTCCAGCTGCTTATGCATTTGATATGTTCGGTGATGTCAACTGGGGTGGTTTATTATTTGGTATTACTGCATTGGGTGCGTTGACCGTTGCAATAATGGCCATTGGTGCAATTATGAAAAGTGGTGTCGGGGCAGCTGCTTTGCTGGCGGGTGCAGCCGCAATTGCAGTTCTTGGTGTGGCACTTGTTCCTGCGGCTTATGCAATGGATATAATGTCCGATGCGTTCGCAACATTTACAGGTGCGTTAAATACTTTAGAATGGGAATCAATTGCAAAAGTAATTGCATTACAAGTTGCGTTTGCCGGTATAGGAATACTTGCTCCTGCGATTTTAGTTGGTGCAGGTGCGGCTATGGTTCTTGGTGCAGCCGTTGGTATATTGGCTGTGGGTGCGTGGGTTTTGTCAGATGCACTTGATACACTTGGTCCTGCAATAACATCACTCGGTGACAGTGCAGGTAGTTTAATTGCATTTGCAGGAGCAGTTTCGTTAATAGGTCTTATATCTCCATTAGTGCTTCTTGGTGCAGCTGCACTGGGTGTATTGGGAATCGCAATGATTCCCGTTGCAGCTGCAAGTAT